CAGGCGTGGGCATCGGTAGGTCGCATACACGCCTCGGCGTTAGACCTAACGTCGTACCCCAATGTGCGCACGTCTCACAGGTGAACTGTACGTCCGCCTCACGGTAGTGGTCACACGTGTCGATCGGTCCGGTGTGGTGACGCAAGACGACACACCAGCGCCCATAACTCCTAACCGGCGGCTGCCACCCCGCACACGTCTCGCAGCGGCGATCGTCACTCATCGCCGGCCTCCTCGCCGTTGAACGCGAGCAGCGCATCGACGGCGAGGTCATAGGCGCGCTCCATCTCTGGGCTCCCTGCCTTCCTGAACACTCGGTATGTAATCCCGTTCATGCGCATGTAGTCCAACTCGGCCCGCCGCTCTGCCAGCGCCGCAGCCACCACGGTAGCTTCGAGGCGGTTGCGCTGCTCCAGCCGCTCCACCTCCGCGAGGAGGTAGTACAGCTCAACGAGGCAATCCCTGATCTCAACGTGGCGAATAGGCCAGTTATAGGCGACAGAATTGCCTAAGCGGCCGGCTCTGTCCCGTATCCGTTCTATCCGGCACGCATGTTCGTCACTCATCGCCGGCCTCCTTTGCGGCCTCAACGCCGGCATCTACGAGGTCCCCCAGAATCGCGTACCCGCACCGCTCCTGGTGCAACGCCGCCGTCAACCGCTCCACCTCGGCCTGCAAGCGCTCGACCTCGGACAGTAGCCGTGGCACGTCGTCCCGGACATTGCGCAGGAATGCCCAGTCCGCCTGAAGGTCTGGATGCTGCTCGGCGAGATTGCGCCCGCCCCCGATGAGGTTGAAGTACGCGATTTCCTTGATGATCGTTGTGCCCGTGTGGGCAATGCACCAGTTCGCAAGCCACGGGCCCGGCGTCGCCGCCTCACACCGCCCGCGAATCTCCTCTAACCCCTCTGCGTCCACGTTCCCTCCTCCTGCTTATCCGGGCCAACGTGCCACTCGCAGCCCTCGCCGACCGTCGGCGCCTCAACAGTTTTCGCGTCCATGCTTCCCCTCATCCTCTCCCCCCACGACCCACTGCTCTGGCCGCCACGGACTGCCCAACATGTCAGCTCGTTTCTGCGCTAGTTCCTCAGTTTCCCACAAACTATGTACTTCTGGAGGACCGTAGTTACCATACACCACCGCCCAGACATTCCGTGTACTCATTCTCCCTCCTCCTGCTATCCGGGCCGGGCGCCAGCGCACCCATGGTGCACCCGAAGGGGTGTCACTAGCCTCTTAGGCAATCATCCGGGCCCAGCATCAGATGCCCGAGCGCCGAGCCAATCTGTCCGCTTCGCTGGCGACGATCACTCTCGTCAACCTCGAATGCCAACTCAAAGTACCGCTCGGGGATGTCGTCATTCTCGTAGCCGTCAACGTGTTGGCAGGCGTCCTCGGCCAGAGTGCTTAGGCTCACCTCGCCAGTGAGGGGGTCACGATGGTCCTCGATAACCTCTCGCATATACCGCCGGACATAGATGCCACCCTTGTTCATCGTCAACCTCCTCCTGCTATCCGGGCCGGGCGCCAGCGCACCCGCAGGGGTGTAGTGTTCACACTCGGGGACGGAGCTGGTCATACGACAATATACGCGGCACATGCGCCGGCTGCCCCTAACCGGTGCCCGCCAATGCGCGCAGGTCTCGCATCGATACTCGTCAGCCATCGCCAACCTCCTCCCCCAAAACCTCGTACAGACACCCCGAACGGTGCAGGTTTCCGGCAGGAACAAGACACCGCCGGCAATAGTAGGTGCCAGCGATGTTTGGTGGCCCACCAACCCGCCAAACAACATCGTTGCGCGCAGCCTCGCGCAGAGCGTGCTCTAACTGCCGCACCCGTACTCCCAGTCGCTCCACCTCCTCCCGTAGCCGCACGCTCTCTCGGTACGAGTCTTCCTCGACAGCCATTAGCCACGGAGCATTCATCGTCCCTCCTCCTTTCTGAGAAAAGCGTCCAGGTCGCTACATGCACGCCACAGCGCGGCCTGTGCTCGCCCCATCTCAAAGCGGGCCGGCGGCGACTTCGTGCCGGCCCGAAACCAGCGCAGACCTTCCCGCGCTATCGCGTTATGTAGCCAGGATTCGTTCGCGTCGTACTCGCTCGTGATCTTGTGCAACACGTTTACCCTCCCTGTTCTCTCCGGGCCGGGCGCCAGCGTCACTAGTCCCGGCCCGGTTGCACCCCTTCGGGTGCGCTTTGGGTGTGGCCTGTGCTGTGGCGCCGTTCGTCAGGACGCCACCAATTACTTTCCACAGCAGTATTCGCTTCAGGCCAGTGGCGGCGGGTGCGGCGAGCACCTGGTCGTCCTCCGCGCCGCCAAACTATCACAAGCCGAGGAGTGCCTTGAGGATGCCCTGCCGATGGTACGAGCCTGACTTCAGGCTCTCTTTGACCTGCTCCACAAGGGCCTGGGACGTGAGCTCGCCGATCGCGTTGGCCGCCTCGACTACGGCGGCGAGGAGCACTGGCTTGTTCTCGACCAGAACGGCACGGACCTCACCAGCGATCTCTTCGGTCATGAACTTCTTCACGACCGCTCCGATCTCCTGTCGCAACGTCAACTCAATGTCCCGCAGGATGCTGTGCTCAATCTCCTTGAGGACGCTCGCCTTGAGCTCCTCCTCATGGCTCTCCAGCATTGTCACCAGTTGCTCTTTCGTGATCACGTCAATCCCTCCCATACTCTGCCAATCTCGACCAGTTGGCGGGCCGGGATTCGGACCCGGTGCGTTTTGTTTGGTCAGCCGTTCCCGATTTGCACGGTAATGGTTTATCTCCCCTGGCTGGCAGGCCACACCTGCTCGTGTGCGCGTTCCCACCGCGCGGCACCGCCATAATCCCAACCGCCGCAGGACAGCGAGATCCTATCTCATCCGCTCACGGTCCATGTTGACCACTAGGTTTGTACATCCAGTGATCTGGCCCTTCTCATCCCGCGTCAGATCGCCAGGGCTCAGCAGGTCCCGCCGCTCTGGACAGGCTACGCGGCACATATGGCTCACAATCAGCCAGACGCCCATTTTATTCGACGGCAAACCGCGAACCTCCCCATAACGACGGGAGATGATCGGCACCCCCTCGACCTCACCACACTGCTCACTTACCTCATCACATCGTGCTACGACGCCCGACGGCGATACAATGCCAATCGGCAGGTGAATCTCATGTGGTGTCAGATTTACGAACATGTTTACTCCCTTTGATAATCATCCCTTTGGCGATCTGTCGGCGCCGGCGGGCCACGGCCTGCGGTCCGTTTAGACCGTAATGCCTCTCACCACTGCGCCAGCGCCTGCCAGAGCCCCTGGCGGTGGTCCTGATATGGCGCCAACCGCTCAATCGCTCCCCGCGAGGCAGCGGAGGCATCTGGTCCAGAAACCTGCCACGCAACACGGACGTTAGCCTGGAAAAGACAGTCTGATCAGCCATCTAGATCTCCTTCTCCTGTGATCCGTCCCTCACTTCCGCCGCCGAACCAATGGACTTCTGGCGTCGCGCATGGACCTTCTGGGCGAAGTCCAAAAGCGCTCTGCCTCGGGCGATCCGATGTCCCAAGGCGATGTCCCACTTATCCTTGGGAGAGCACCTGGAAAATCCAACGCCAACGATCTCCCCCTGGATCAGAGTGACCACCGTGTACGCCCCACAGATGGTAGTGCTCTCGAAAAACTTGCGGCGGGCGACTGCTTCTAACAGATCCTTTGGGGCCCTCACTTCCATCTCCTTTTCTCTTTGATAGACAGTATTTTGCGCGTTGTTTTGGCGTGTCGCGCCCCACCCGCTACCTATGTACGCCGGTAGCCCGCACGCGTTGTTTTGGGAGACGCGCTCCTCCACGCCACCTACGTCTGCCGGTGGCCCGCATTACCGCCGCCCTGCCGTCAAGCCTCGGAGTCATACTGGTTCTTCGGCACGTCACATGCCAGGGCAGCGGTACATCCTAACGCACGCCGATCATCCGGCGCGCGCACGCCGCGCACATGGTCGCCTCGACGGCGGCCACGGCCCACCGGAACATAGAGCCGTCGATCTTCTCCTGGACCAGGACCTCGCCCTCCAGCAGGCACTCGGTCCCTCGCGTGCCGACGGTGAGTACCTTCGGGTATGATGCGATCACTGTTCCCCTCCCCTGTATGCGTTGTCAAGCGCCCTTTTGATCCCTGCCAACTCAGCGACGTCCAGATCACCCAATGCTAGGAGTCGTGAGGTGCATATAATAAGAGCGTGCTGATTGTCACGAATCACCTGGAGCCGCGCGTAGTTCGCGTTCGCCGTTTCGATCACCGCGCGCAGTCGCTTATTCTCTATCTGCAATCGGCGTATCTCTTCGGCAGACCATCCCCCGCCCAGATCCGGTGTCATGGCGTCCACTCCTCGTATCTGGTGCTTATCCCGATCTCGTCCGTCCGCCGGCACACGGTGCACGGCCGGTAGATCGTCCCCGGCACGCTCTCGCCGATGTGCCGGTAGTACCCCGTTTGCTGCTCCGCCGGCATCGTGCGCGTGGCGGCCTCGTCGTAACCCTGCATCCCGTCCATGCTGCCACATTGGTAGCAGCACATCCTATTCATCGCCCGCGAGATCCGCGCGAGGCGCTCGGTCTCCAGGTCGAGGGATCGAGCACGCATCTCAGCAGCATCCATCGTCATCCTCCCTCCACTCGGGTTCCTCGGTGGCTTTCGGGCCGCACACCGGGCAGGCAACCTCCTCGCACGGGTCGTCGCCCTCGCCCGACCCGCTCAACACGTAGCCCGTGTCCTGACAGCGCGTGCAGCGGCAGGCTATCATCGGGCCCTCCCCGCATGCCATCCGACCAGGTTTCCCCTGGCCTCGGCCACGATGTCCTCGGCCTCGTAGCGCCGCATCCCCTCATTCACCAGCCAGCGCGTGAGCTGGCTGTCGGTCACCCCATGGCGGGTGCGGATAGTCATCTCGGTCCGCTCCAACGTATCCTTGCGAGTCTCGACCTTGGCGTAAGCGCTCATTGTGGCCTCCTGTATCTCCCAATCCCACAGTCATTATAGCGCAAAGGTATCATGTTGTCAATAGACAATCCGCTCATGGAGGCCGCCGAGCCGTCTCGGCGGCCTGTGGTGAGGGGACTAGGCCATCTCGTGTCGCGCCACCTCGTCTATCGCCGCACACGCCGCGCACTGGTAGGGACTGGCCCAGCCGCCAGGCGTCGCTGGAAAGGGCTCCGATTTCCCAGCAGGCCAGGTTATCGTCACATCAATGGATACCGCGCAGTCTGGCGACGGATCATGCCGAATCGTTCCCAGACACACGTATGTCTGGGTCAACCTAGTATCCCGCAGCGGAATGACTCGGAAGTGGTCGGTCCAGGCGGCCGGTCCGGCTGCCTCGTGCATGTCTCCCCGTACACGATCCTCTGCCTTTCTCGCGGCACTCAGGGTCGTGTACCGTGAGAGCCCCTTCCAGGCCCAATCCGGGATGACCTCGCACGGACCGAACGGCCGGCCAGTGTGCTGCAGATCGAAACGATAGGTGCCCATGATCTTCCTCCTTGATTCTTCTAGTCCGCCCAGGCCAGGAGCCGAACTGGCGCTCGGCTCCTGAGACTCGGAGGGCTAGTTGCTCATTCGGTCGTAGCAGTCGAAACAGGAGCTCCCGAGTGAGGCGCTCATCCGCTCTCCCTCGGGGACGTCGTGGCCGCAGTCGCAGTGGATGTAGTGGATTGTCCGCTTCGGCTGTGCAGCGCGCTCGGCCTCAATCCCGTCGAGGCGGCGCTCCGCGAGTGCCATTTGGACAAAACGGGTCAGTCGGGACTCGGGGGGCCGGGGGCAGTTGCGGACACTGTGTCGGCTCAGAACGATCTCCGTGTCGGCCAGCTGGGCGATTCCCAGTTCTGTTGCCGCAGTCTCGTACTCATCGCGGCTCAATGTCTCAGGGAGCGCCCGGACCGGCGCCATTGCAACGTCAACAGCGTATACGTCTCGAATAGCGATTGCCGCGCGCTCCTCGGTATCCCACCGGTATCCGGCTCCGAGCCAGTACCCGGCGTATTCGGGGTCGGCAACTGGTCGCTCATTGGTGTCCATTGTGATCCTCCGTCTGTGTCTCGACTCTGCCCGCATTTGCGTATTCGACCTGCCTCATTCGGCGGCGGGTAGTCAACCCCGCTCGGACCGCCAGTTCCCTGGCGGTTTCGGCTCATTTCGTGATCCTTACTGGAACCCCGCGGGCCTCGAAAAACCCGGCCAGAAACCCGGCCTCCAGTGCCGTGAGAGTTGGCACCCGCGCCTCAACCAGCGCCGTATCCTCATATCGGACATTCTGGACTTCCCAGAGAAGCTCACGGCCTCGCCCCTGCCCCTCACGAGAGAAAGTCATACTTATGCGATTGTTGGCAATCGCGGCAAGGGCATCTCGCAAATGCGGGTTTAGGTTATACGCTCTGCTCGCCGTGACAGTGTATCTTGTCGTGATCGTGTATGTAGCCATCGTAGCCTCCTGCCGGTCTATTGCCCGACTGGCTGGGCGTGATCTCTAGGGCAGAACGTTGACTGTGCGAATCCAGGGGAAGGCCTGCTTGCTCATGCGAGCGACCTCGCGGGCCTTGGCCTTCGCGTCAGAATACCAACCAGTCCACTCGGTGACATTATAGCCGCCACTGGTGTTCTTCCAGGAGAATGCCCAGAGGCCGTAACCGTGCGGCCGCTTGCCATATCGGTTAGTGTAGAGGCTAGTATCGAACTTGATCTCAGGGAGGTGATTATGACTCATTGGATTCTCCTTTTCGTAACCTGCCTCATCAGCGGCGGGTGGTCAACCCCGCTCGGTCCCCGGAGGTTTCTCTCCGGGGATTCGGCTCTTATCCCTGCGCGATGCCCCAGGCTTCCCATCCGCGCTTGCTGACGGCGCTGTAGCCGTAGGCAATCATTGGGTCCAGAAGGTTCCACTGATCGCCTTCGGCGATGTAGGTGGCGATCATTCCATCTATGCGCTCCAGCTGCTCCCCCGTGCCGACGTAGACATGGCCAGGCTCGCAGATGATTCGCTCCGCTGTGGTCAGGGCCCGCTTCCAATTGCGACTGCTCCCGTAGAGGCTCTCCGCCATCTCGCGCACTTCCTGGTGCGCGTACCGGAGCTTCGTCTCGTCGATCCTCGGTGCCTTCATTGCTGCCTCCCTCTTGGCTTGCCTCGTCAGTGGCTAGGTTGCCGTCCTAGCCAGTCCCCGGAAAAGGGCTTCCGGGGATTCGGCTATGCGTTCTCATTGGCCTTGAAGCAATACTCGGAACCATCCATGAGCCGCGCCGTAACAGTAACGGTCCAATCATCGCGCCGATAGGTGCACATAACCTCGCGGGCCACTTGCCTAGACTCTCGGCCAGTACATTGGAAGTAGAACCGTGCGAACTCCGACTCGGGCTGATATCCCGCAAGCTCTTCCCACAGTCTGTAAATCGTGGCCTCGTTCAAGGCAGCCATGCCGTACTTCCGTGCCAAACCACGAATGGCACGAACAGCCTCGCTGATCTGCTTCTTGGCGCCCACTTCGTCTCTCCCTCTTGGCTTGCCTCATCAGTAGCTAGGTTGCCGTCCTAGCCAGACCCCAACCGGCTTCCCGCCTGGGGTTTCGGCTCTTTGGATTGCCTTGCGTTCGCGGCCCCTCTGGGCTATTCGGCCCTTTCTCCCGCCCCCCTGGTCCCTGTAGTGACTTTGGAGGTGGTGCCTCTCGGCCCCGGAGTCTAGTGTGGCGGCCCTTTGGGCTCCCGCTCTCGCTCGGCGCTCGTTTGTTAAGGTTCCGTTTCCTTATCCTGCAATCATTATAGCACAAGTAAATCAGGTTGTCAAGGGCTTTCCAATGTCATAAGGTTAATATTAGGTTAATAATTGTTTCTACGCATGGCCGGTTCCCAGGACACAAAAAAAGGCGCACCCCTACGAGCGCGCCCATTTTACGAGATCACCAATCAATCGGGCACTCGGCGTCGAAGCACCACCCGCCCATGTGCGACCTGGCCAGCCACGATGGCCGCCGCGCAAACCTTGAACAGCTCCTCAACCCACATCCGCCAACTGGTAGGCGTGATCTCGTACAGCATCAGGAGCGTGCCCAGATACGCGATAACAGCAACCCCGGCCGTCACCGCAAACGCTAGCGCCCGCTTATCGTCAGGGCGCAGCATCGCCAGCCAAGCGGCGATGATCGGCCACCGATTCTGATTCTCCAGCCTATCGATAGCGTAGAACGCCAGAACCCCAGCCCCAATCCCCATAAGCCATAGCAGCCCTTCTCGGAGCGTCATTCTACCCTCCTCGACCGATCGCATCCACAACCAGCCGCACTACCACGGCCACTAGCCCACCGGCCACCCCGCCCCCGGCAGCGATCGTCGCGACCTTGACTTTCAGGTCGCTCACCGCCCCAGTCAACTGCCGTATCTCACTAGCGTGGACCTTCGCCGACTTGGCCACGTCCGCAATGTCCACGCGCCATGGACACGAGGCACCCCGATCCGCCATGATCTGCTGGAGCTTGGCGACCGCAACGTCCATGGCGCGCTGCTGGGCGTCCTGCCGATCCAGCCCCCTCTCCACCCTAGTGAACTGGCGCCTGGTATCCTCTAACAGCCGCTCCACGTCTTCCATTTCGACTGGCATCTCAACGCCTTTTTCTCCCCCCGCTAGTTCTCCCGTATCCACCATCGCATATCCCCCTCAGCCCACTCCCCTTCTCGTGTGCGGACTAGGTGCTGGGTCGTCTTGGCATCCGCCGCTTTGCGGAACGCCTGTGCCACCCACACCGTACCTCCTACGGCCTTCCGCTTTTCGTCACTCGCTGGCAGCAGCCCCCGGCGAGCCGCCGCCTTTTCCAACGCCGCATCCGGGTTCAGCGGAACGATATACAACTGCAACTCGTCACCCAGTATCCGCTCGAGTTCCGCGTCTGTCATGGGCACCCCCGAATGCGCGCACTGCCACTGAGCCAACTGTCCGACCTCAGCACGTGGCGCTCCCCCCGAGTACCACATGCCTCCCCAATGCTCACCCAGTATCCATAGGCATACCCCCGCCACGTTGTTTCGCGTGTGCAGAATGTCCAGCCAATCCAGGAGCGCAGGTCCTGCCCACGTCGGCCAGTTCCCCGTGTTCGGATAGCCCGCCTCGGTGATCACCGTCGGCATCGGCCTCGGGAGGAACAACTGCATCCGCTCGTGCCTCAACCCGATCGCCGCGTCCCCAAAGTTCACGCGCCCATCGTGCGTGTTCTCCGGTATCCGATGGATGTACACGTGCGCGTAGAATTCGTCCGCCTCCATCAGACTGGCGTAGCAGGGTCCGGTCCGCATCGCCTCGCCAAGCTGCGCCGCCGTGAGGCTCGCCTGACACCCAGCCGGCCCGTGCAGATAATAATGCCCCACCGCGTCGCCCGGGAACCAGACGTCCCGGTTCCCGATTGTGAGCGGCCCCCAGCCGTAGAGCCAGTCGGGGTGGTTCGCCCGCAGTCGCCGCACCAAGCCTAGCCAGACCTCGTTGTAGCGCATCATGTCCGCCAGCTGGTCGCCAAAGCCCTCCCACTGTTCCGCGCTGATCGGCATGTTGGGCTCGTTGAACAGCTGCAAGTGCTTCTGCCCGGCCGGCACCCAATCGCTCCATTCGTCCAGCAGGCGATCAATCGCATTGCCAAACTCGGCAACGCTCGTGCTCACGGCAGTACCGGGCAGGTAAGGCCGCAGCACAAAATGGCAGCCTGGATTGATAGTCAGGATACAGTTGATATCCCTCCGGCCTATCGGCTGCCCATGCATCCCATAGTTGGGCAACAACGTCACGTAACCGGGCTTAACCGCCTCCATGATCTGCCAGTCGATATCCGTGATAGGCCCCTCGTTTCCGATGTGGTATCCCAACATGTTACCCATAGAGGCCCTCTCTTTCGTTCGTGGAGGCGAACTCACCATGTAGCATGACCGCTGCTTGGTCGTATGCCCTTGCCGCCTCTTCCTCAGAGTCGAACCGCCCAATGAACCGTGCCCGATAATTCAACTTGACCTGGGCATGCCACTTGCGTCTGGCGCGCTCCCAATACACGCCAATGAATTGCGAAGTCTTTCTCTCGCGCCGCTTCATGTTTCGCGCGTTCTGTTTGTGGTCACAGACTCGTAGATTAGCCCTGCGGTTGTCCAGACGATCGTGATTGATATGGTCTACCTCTTTCTCGGGGCCAATGTTCAGAATCTCCTTGTGCATGTACAGAAGGCTCTGTTTCCCATCTGTGACCGGCCCTCGGCGCACGGCATAGCCAGAGCCCTTATAACACCATGGGTATCGGGCGAGGCGCTCATAGTCATCATCATCGACTAGGCTCACTTTCCCCTGTGTAAGGAGTATTTTCTTCATGCGCCCCCCTCCAGCATGTGCCAGAACGCCCGCCGTCCCTTCAACCCGTCCGCAGTCACCAACCCCGGCTCGAACTCGGCGTGCAGGTGCGGACCTGTCGTGTTGCCAGTGGCCCCCACCTGTCCGAGCGCGTCGCCCTGTTGCAGGATATCGCCCTCGCGCACGTAAGCCCGCGCCAGGTGCGCGTAGCGCGTGCGGTAGTGCTGTCCGCCCTGCCAATCGTGGCGCAGAGTGACGTATATCCCGTAGCCGGCCGGATCGTTGCCAACGCGCTCGACGACGCCAGTGGCCATGGCGCGCGCAGCATCGCAGCCAGCAAAATCTTCGCCATTGTGAGCGGTCAACCCGAACGCGCTATAGTCCACCGTCCGCGAGCCGAACGGGTTGGTGCGCCTCGCCCCTGGACACGGATGCTGTAGCATCTACCCTCCTAGATCAACGCCTCGCCGGCCCGCCATTCCTCGTAACCCGGCTTGAGCGCGATAAGATGCGCGTTCACCACAGGGATATCGTTGGTGCGGAGCCATTCGTTGGGGAAGCCTGTGTGCAGGTATGATTGCTGGAAGCGCCCTCGAAACTGCGGCTGAATGTAGCGCGCCTGGGCCGTCCTCGTGTAGTATAGGAAGGAATTCTGGTTCCACCAGGACACGTGCGTCGGGTCCTGGAAGGCCCCTCGCCCGTCGGTACTCGGCACGTCGATGAACGCCATGCCTCCAGGTGCCAGCACGCGGAATAACTCGTTCATCGTGTGAATCGAATCGCGCAGGTGCTCGAACACGTGTGAGGCGTAGACGACGCCGACGGAAGAGTCCGCAAACGGCCAGTCCTGTTCCAGGTTGCAGACGACGTTCGCGCCTGGTCGGATGTCCACCGTCTCGTACCCGTTCCGCGGCCCAAGCGCCCCACCGAGATTCAGCATCCGCAGTCCATTATCCCGCGCCCAGCGCATGAACAGCTTTTCCACGTACTTGTGATAGCACTCGCGGTTGGACGCCTGAATCTGCTTGCTGTACTCCTTGCAGGTAGAGTCCGCCAGCACGCGATAGCCGTAGATCGGCTTGTCCATGTGCCGCATCCCCTGCTGCCCGTAGGCCAGGTACATGCGGATGTTCAGGTCGTGATCGTCCACCAGCGCCAGCACCCTGTCGTGCCCACCAATCGCATGGTAGGCTGTGGCCCGCCAGGCGCGAGGATGATTTGGGCTCCACCAGATCTGGCGCAGACCCCACGGCCCCGGTGGCCAGGCCCGTGCTTCTTTCATCGGCTGGCCCATAAAAACGCAGTCCCGATGGTGCCAGCCCCAGTACGGGCTAAAGACAATCGGCTCTAGACTCGGCCACTTGTACTCGCAGCAGTTGCCGTAGGCCATCTGCACCATGGGGTCGGCGAACGCATCTGCCACTTCTTGCAAACAGTCGGGACCCAGAACGTCGTCGTCGTCCAGCTCCAGGTAGACATCGCCAGTCGCGTGATCGCAGCAGAAGTGCTTCAGCGCCCCAATCGAAAACGACTCGCCCGCCGGGTTCTCGTATGGGTAGAGACGCACGCGAGGATCGTTGGCGATCATCTCGGATATCTGCGCCCCATTGTTGGGAGCCAGCACCCACTCCCACTCGCCGTAGGTCTGTGCCAGCAGACTATCGTAGGCATCCTGCAAGATGGGCATGCCCCTGTGAGTCGGCGTGATAACGGAAACGGTCACAGCCACTCCCTTCGGTGATAGCGCAGGAGTTGCGCCTGCGTCTCTACCAGCCGCCTCAGTACCGCCTTCTGCTGCACCGCCGTGAGCACATCCCATCGCTCCAGTGCCGCCGCATAGTCGGTCAGTGCCGCGTCGATGGCTCCAAGGATGCGCGCCTTGGCGTCGGCCGACTCGGCGTCAAGCACCTCGCCAGCAGTGAGTACAGTCGGGTCGTGTGCTGCCACAACCGCCGCAATCGCGCCGGCGTCACTATCGTCTGGGACGGAGAGTCGGACACCGAGCTCGTTGCCCTCTAGGCGCAATAGGCAATGGCGCGTTGGTGCATCCCCGACCAGCCACTCGGGATAGGCGGCAAGAAGTTCGTCCATTAGCAAGCCCAGTTTGTACGTGCCTGCGTAGGTCAGTTGCACCGCAATTCCTCCTACCCGATACGCTGCATCATAAACCATGGGGTGAAGGCGCTGGCGTACTTGACTGCCAGGGCACCACCACTGTTCTGATAGGTACCGAGCTCTACGTACTGATTTACCGCTAGGTCGTAAATAGTCGTTATGCGGAGTCCCGCATAATAATAAGTAAAGGGCTGAGGCTCGCGGTCAAAGGCAATAATCGTTGTGTTGTCTAGCAGTAGCCACATGTAGCGTACCCCGGTACTGCTGGCCGCATATTCTACGTATGCGGTAATTAGGTACTTGCCCGCGGTTTTACACGTTAGGCGGCTAGTATTTGCGCCAGTGTCGTGTATCGTATCAGTGTCATAGTTCTCGGAGTTGAAAGTTAGTTTTGTCTCTGTGTCTTTGGCAATGCTGATGTCTGCATTGTTATAGACTCGCGCGCCCTCAGTATATCCTCCGGTTCCGCCTTGGTCGCCCTGATCTCCTTGATCGCCCTGGTTGCCTTGGTTGCCTTGGGCTCCAGCCGCTCCCTGATCGCCCTGATCACCTTGCGCCCCGACAGCGCCTTGATCCCCTTGCGGACCGGGATCCCCCTGGTCGCCCTGTGGCCCTGGAATCAAGTCCTCGTACCCGTGCTTTGCAGGAATATCTCGCCAGACAAGTAGCCGCCCATCGGCCTTGGCTGCGTTCTCGACGTCCGTATGATCCGTCTCGGAATCTAGCGTATGCCCTCTCGCATGATGCTGATCCGGCAGCACCCCTGTCAGATCGCCGTGCGCCAGCGTAGTCCCCGGAGCCACGGTCCCAAGCCAGGTCCCGATATGTGCCACCATCTTGAACGGGGCCACCCAGTCAGGCTTGACCACGGCATCCATGTAGCTGTCAAAGGCATAGTAGAGCACATTCTCAGCATCGCCGTGGAACACGTCCCAGGCGCAGGTCCCTGCACTTATCTCTACCGTTAGCCAGTACTCCCCGGCGTCCAGGCAGAGGACCCCGGCATCCGGCACGAAGCTCACTTCCGTGCCCGGCGCCGCCACGACCTGAGCCGCCACCACGGTCCTCTGTACCACGGCGCTCGGCCCGGAAGAGATGTACATCGCATAGGTGCCAGCCACGGAAATATCCCAGAGTATCTCGGTGATCTTGAGCGGCGCCCAGAGATAGGTGTGCCCCGCCATGCGCGTCCAACCGGCGCCGCCGTTGTCCTCCGCGCCGTCCTTGTCCACGCCAGCCGTTGTCGTCGCGGGAGCCCAGTCCAGGCCCGCCCCTCCGCCCGTACCCGCCCCGCCAGTGCGCGCAAAGTACGGCGACAGGAGTCCCACCAGGTCGTAGACTTGCTTGTTTATCGGCATCAGGGAGCGATCCTTCCCGTCATCGTCAACTGTGCCAGCCGCGCCTTCACCGTATCGTACGGGTTGCCCCGAAGGCTCACACTGCGCGGCATGTTGTAGACTATCTCTTCTATGAACATCGTGCGCATGTCCTGCTCCAGGCTGGCATAGTCGGGCGGCGGTAGGCCGGTCAGAAAATCGCTGAAAAGCAGCCATTTTCCTGGCTTCACGTCCCACGGCTCCACCACGTCGCCCGTTACCGTCGTGACCTGCATATCTGCATCGTACACAGATTGTAGGTACTCTACAGTCTCTGGAGCTGCCTCATACGTTACCCGCCGGTCGTTGCCGACCATCAGCAGCCAGCGCCCGTTTGTCGGCCCGCCCATCTCAATGATATCCTGCAGCACATCCCAGCCGGTGCGTCCCTCGCCTTCGTATTCAGCGATGGGAACACCACAGGCGTCCAAGTCCGCGTTCGTGCTGGCAAAGAGGCCGTTCGGGTCCGCATCCAACACGCTGGCCAACTTCGTCTCCGTTGCCACAGTGCCGCTACCAGCCACGTCCTCGTAGGTGTAGGCGGCCAGGAGGTGCACGTAGCCGAGGCAATAGAGCGTTACGCTTGGCCCGCCCCCGCCAAGGTTGCCAGCATTCCACGCCTTACCAGTCCGCGGCCAGGCGTTCTCGGCCAGGTAGGTATCCCGCACCTGATCGGCCTCCAATGGTGCTGGCGCGGTATTATCCAGTTCACCGCCCGAGATGATCTGCTCGAAAATCCCGAAAGCCAGTTGGCTGGCGGCATTCTCTACAATCGTCGTGATCTCTTGGCCACCCAATGTCGGCGGCGTGGTACTCGTATCCTTGGCGCGATAGACGACGGCCACCCGATTGGCCACGTCCAGGAGGGGACCGCGCGTCACGCTGAGCGCCCCAGCGCTGCCGTCAATGCGGTTGACCCAGCCCTCCCACACCTTCTGCATCGCGTCGCCGTAGATTTCGATATGCCTGCCCAAACCGTCGGCAATCCACTCCTCGAAACCTTCCCGGCCCAGGTCCAATGTGAGCGTCGCCTCCCAATATCCGCCGATGGCCCGCGTAGAGAACGTACACGAGGTGATCTCCGCCGTGAGACTGCCGAGCATCGTTCCGCGCGGATCCCATATCACTGCCATACTATATCCTCATGGCGCTATGGTGATCCGCGGCTTGAAGACGCTCATACTGATGCCGTGCTGGCCCGAGTGCGGGCGGAAAGGCGGAACGGGCGGTACCGTAGGAACAGGAGGCACGGGCGGACCCTCTGGCACCACCCAGAGCCCGCGCTGCGTAACCCCGCCGCACGTTACCGGAATCGCATCGGTATAGGGCGGCGTATTCCAGTTCGAGCCGGACTTGTTCGTTAGAGTTACGGCATCTGGAGACGCGTATACTATCGCCCGAGCCCCGATCGCATAAGGGCTGACGCATCCTTGTACCCAGTAGTCGTACTCGCAGCCGTCCGCGATTTCGTACATGTACTGGACAGATACGATTGTATCGCTACTGGCGGAAACACCGGCGTCCACGGACTCGATAATGTGTACGGTGATTTGACGCGCTGCTATCAATAGGTGATTGGCGTCAACCGGGTCAGGCCATATGCCTCCCGCAGTAACCTGAGGACCGTTCACCTGTGTGGCCATCATTTGAGAAATCACGCCGCCCGTGTTTCCGCGCAACAGATCGTATGCCGCGCCAACGGCGAACCACGATCCGTACCAGGTATCCCCGGCCGCATGGTGAATCCGAGTGCACTTTGGAGCGCTCGTCATGCCGAGCATGTTGACAACGCTCCACGTCGCCCCATGATCTGTGGAGTACCATTCGCGCGCAGAAACAGCGCCATATTGCTTCGAGTAGACCACCAAACCGTTGTAGGCATCGATGTTGCTGTAGTAGTAGGAGTTCTCGTAAGCGCCCTGTGTTACCGCCGTCCAGGTAGTCCCGTTATCGACCGACCGCATAACCCCCTTGTCCGCAGAACCGCTCGCGGCAGCATTATTGAGCAGGGCGTACACGTAACCGGTCACGTCATCAACGATCACCGAAGTCAGCGTTTCGCCGTGAGTGAATCCGGCAATGGCCCTCGCGTCGGCACTCGTCAACACGCTAGACCAGTTCCCGCCAGTCCGTCGCCAGACCGTCTTCGTCGTGTTGTCAATGCAGAACATGCGGCTATCGGGCACGGTCTCATGCCGGTCCAGGCAAAAAGAACGGATGTCCGTATTGCTCAGACCATCATTCACCGCCACCCAGGTCGGTTGCGCCGCCGCAGGGTCGAGCGAGTCCATTGTGTAGTACACGCCCAATGCCGTTGTCGCCGCCCATGTTCGCAGTGGCCAGGCCATCCTACCTACCACCTCTCATGCCCATATACCGCGCCTGCCGCCGCACCTGCACCCGCAACGGGATTTCCCAACGACCTAGATCGACCACCGCGCCGTTCGCCACGCTGACCTGCATACTGAAGAACCATAGCCGTTGGTCCAATCCAACCTCCAGCACGCACGGGCTGGGCGACACGTTCTGCCACACGCCCCGCACGCTGGAGTCCACAGTATTCAGCAGCAGCGCCCGTAGATCGTTGCGCGGACTCCCAACGCTATCCGTCAACAGCCACATATTGTCCTTCAGCGTGCCGGTGTTCACGCCAGCCGGAGGACTTTGGTTGGAAAAGTCGCCCGCCCACTCGTCAGACGGCAACAAGATCAAGTCGTAGAAATAGATATCCGCCGCGCCCGCGACCTCATACGTTTGGATAGAGATGGTCAGGGCGTCCAACCCGGCCGTGCCACCAAGCACGTCCGTCGTCGGGATCTTGACCTTGCCGAAGTCGATCACGCCCCAATTCGCCCCGGCATAGGAGGCACCATAAACCCCTATCGTGCTCGTTACCGCGCCAGAGCCAGACTGCACCAGCAATCGGAAACTCACTCCGGCGGCATTGAGCGGAATGATGCGAACGAACGCACGGAACACGCCAAGGTACTGCGCGGCCAAAGCCGCATCGAGCGCGAACGATACCCGCGTCTCATAGTCCAGGTCGATAGCACCCTGCCAACGCACCGCCTCATGCACCGGGCTGTCCAGCATTGCAACGAAGGCGCTATCGTCCTCAGCCCCTACCGTGCAACCGGTCGGGTTATTGGTCTGCGCGCAATTCAGATACGCGCTAAAGTCCTCGCCGCGAATCGTGCTCCGCAATCCGATGAGCATACGGTTCACATACGTCCCGGTGATCGCCCCAGCCGTCTCATATACCAACTCACGCGCGTATACCTGGGCGAGCGCCGCCATGTCACCAGTAGCCTGGTCGTCCGTGATCTCCACGTAGGCCTTGCGCGCAGAATACACGTCCCTATGCTGCTGATAAGGCACTTGCACCTGTGGTTCGTCTGTCGTGACCACCAACCGGATCCAGAAGCCAGTCACCAGATTTACCGCGACTTCCTGCATGTAGGCGAGAACGATGTTCGCCTCCCAATGCACGCCGTTCACGCCCAACTCCGTGAGTGTGACCGTGTGGTCCTTGTGGTCCAATCGGTTAGCCGCGTCGAAAGCGACCCATGCCGCCGCCGCATTGTCATAGTATTGCCACTGAGCGCTCGTGGTGCCAGTCATGGCCCACTCTTGGCTCAGGTCAAAGATCACACTGCAAAAGGGATTGCTGGTTGCACCAGCAATACCCAAGTAGAGCATGTCCCCATCCTCGGCGGGATCCGGCAGCAGGTTGTATGGCGGCGCGACACCCAGCTGGTTCGTGTAGGTGCCGTCCAGGGCATCGTAGACCCAGATATGCGTCAGGTTATCAATAGCGTTGAAATTGGCGACGTACACCTCGTCCGCCGTAGTCGGCGCCCGCTGATACGCCTGCGCCCCTATCTCGTACTCGTTCCCCACCTCCACGGCCACGCCGGTGCCAGGCGCGCTCTCCAGCCACGGCCCGTGCTCCACGGCGATGGTCAGGTCGCTCATCGCCCGCATCCCGAACGCCGTGGCGAACGGCTGATTGGTCGGGTCCCCCAGCTCCGTCCACCGGTACGAGTGAATGAGCGCGTACCTGGTGTTGGTCTCCTCCGCCCCGCGCGCCACGATGTAGACCGGCAACGGCTGCCAGGCGGTTGTCCAGTAGGCTACCGCGCGCATCAGCAGGCGGTCGAGGTTCTGCGCCTGCTCGATCACGCCATCCATGTTCCGGTCGGTAAGGTGCACGTCCCAGGTGTCAATGATGTTGTCGTGCCGCACCATGGCCAGCCGGCGACCGTCCGCCATGGGGTTGTCTTTCCACACGCCATCGCCCTTGAACGCGGCCTGTACCGGTCGCCAGCGCGAGACGACGAAACCGACCTCGCCGCTCAGCAGATCGACGCTGTTCGTGCCGTCTGTGATTCTCAGGATGGCTCGGCTCATGCTATGCCCTCCAGGACGGCCTTATGCACGCCGGCCTTGAACGTGATCCAGTCCATGTCGTTCGCTATCCGCACGTCCCCGAAGGTCAGGTTTACCATTTTGCTTGGCTGGGCCTGCATACTGGCGTAGTCTGCCAATGAGCGGTCCGGATGCGCATAGTCCTGGCGCAGCATCCGCGCCGTCTCCGAGGCGGTGAACACGGTACTCCCCTTGGGCAATACTACCAGCTCCGGCCCGCGCTCGCCCACGAGAGCTAGGCCGCCAATAAAGTCTTTCGTGCCTGTCGCAATGCGACTCCCGCCAGTGCGAGGAGCCGTTTCTTCCTTCTCCTCTTCGGACACGGGAGGCTTTTTTGTCCTACCCAACCACTCCCTCAAGCCCTCCAGTGCGGGCACTTGGATATTCAGGCCGGTGAACTCGTTGTATACTTCAAGCACCTTCAACAACATCCCAATCAGGTCGCTTGCCCAGGTCATTATGGCGCCCAAGGGATCGAACAGCATCTCGATACCGCGCCGCACGACTTCCCGGAACGCGGGACTGACAATCCCCTCCAGCGATGCCTTCAGGCCGTCCACCCTGCCGATCAGGGCCTCTACCATCTTAATCGGCCCCTTTTCCGCATTAAACGCGGCTGCCAGTCGGTCGTAGGCCCACCGCGCGACATCGGCCATCTGAGCCGCTGCAATCAGCTTCTTGTTCAACTGCTCGATCTGGATATCCGCGAGGAACGCGATCACCTTCCCAACATCGGCCAGATTTGGGAGCACCCCAAGTGTAAGCGCCTTGGCTAGGGTATCCCACTTCTCTCGCAAGTCATCGAGCTTTTTGCCCAAGGCGTCCGTGCTGGCGCCTGCCTTCATCATCTGGTATTGCCAGGTCAGGCGCATGAGTTCTATCTGCGCCTTGAGATGATCGAGCGGCCCGCCGAATCCGGTGATCCGCTGAACGGTCTTCCACAGCTCAAACTCGATAGTGCGGGAGCGCTCATTGATTTCGCCGCTAAGTCCCGCGAACATGACGCCAAAGTCCACCTTCGGCAACACGGGTTCAGGTATCTCTATCTTGGCTTCCGCAGCCTCCTTTAATATCTTAGCCACGCTTTCGATGGGCGGAATGAGCGCCCGCGCCATTTCCAGCATCTCGTCCAGGGCCGCGCGCCGCACCTGCACGCTCTCCTCTAGCGCGTCCAGTCCATCCCTCTCCGTCTCGACGTTCGCCTCGGCAACCGCTTCCTGCTGCTTGGCGAGCGTCACCTGCTTCTCGGCCGCCCGTATCGCCGCCAGTTGACCGGCCAACTTCTCGGTTGGGGCCCCCATCCTCAGTAACCGGTTGTACTCGCGGACCGCATCGCCCAACTCTTCCTGAGTCTGCGTCCGCCGCTTGCGCGCGTCGTCCAAAGCCTTCTCGGCGCGCTCAACCGCCTCGGTCGCTTGCGCCAACTCCAGCTCGGCCCGCACCAGCGCTACCACATCCTCCGCATATTCACCGGTCGTCTCTCGAAGCGCCGCCAGCGTCTCCTCAGTGACCTTGCCGGTCCCCTGCAGATCGGCGATGATCCGCTTACTGATAGACACGTAGGTCGGGCCGACCTCGCCCTTCTCCATCCTGCCCTGAGCGGCGAACAGGTCGAGCACTTCTTGGAGAGGCTTCTGAATCTTATTCAGCGCGCCAAAGTCCGCGTCGGTCATGCCGCGGATGAACTCGCCCATCGCCGCCGTGCCCCAGTCGTAGATATCGGGGGCAAATCGCGGAGGTGAACCGGGGGCCAGCCAGTAGGCCATTAGCTTGGCAAGCGAGGTAAACACCGGAACGAGGACGATGCGCATGGCGGAGACCATGCCCATCGCCAGGGCGGAAACGATATTCGCGCCCCACTGCGCCGCCGCCATGGCCACCTTGCCCAGAAAAACCATGAGCCCAGAGAAGCCCTTGCCGAGTGGCCCGATAAGGCCCTCCGTCACGCTGATACCAAAGTTTCCGATTGTTACCACAATGGCCTTGAGCCAGGCACCCAGCTCCACGAGTCCCGCGCGCCACTCGCCGCCAACGTCGATGGCCTCGCGGATTCGCAGGACTATCTGCCGAAGCGCCGTGGCCCCCGCCTGCACCGCCGGCAGGAATACGGAGCCGATGTCCCGCCGCAAGTTGGCGAATTCGGCGCCCAGCGCGGCCACCGCGCCGGAGGCCAGTTCGGTCGGGCTGGCCAAGGCCGCCGTGTTTACCCGCAGCTGGGCCATCACCTGGGCCATGACCGCCGCCTGCTTCTCGGTCTGAGTCAGGCTGTCCGCGACCTTCCCGTTGGCGGCGGCCCAATCCTGGTACGCAAGTTCCAAGTCGACCATCACCATGAGGTTGTCGAGAATCGGCTTGCTCAGCCTGCCCACGCCGGTGATCAGAGAGTTGTAGAGATAGTCCATGCTCTCGCCGGTCGCCGCGCTCACTTTCCCTAGATACCCGATCGCTTCTGGCAGGTTCACGGCAAAGTCAAGGCTTACCAGCTGCGCCGCCTTATTGAATCGCTGCATCAGGGCCAGTTCATCAATCATGCCGCCACTGGCCACTCGGAACGCCGCCAGCATCTCTTGGCCACTGCTGCCAGCCGACGCCGCCATAGCGTAAAATGCCTTCTGCACACCCTCCATCGGCAGCGCCTCGGCGATCATCTCCTTCACTTCGACGACGGTTTTGCCCAGCGCGAAGAGCCCGGTACCGGCGGCCAGTAGCGGACCCGCTATCGATATCAGCGAAGCGCCGACGCCGCCGAGCACAGGAATGAGGGAGCCCAGCGCACCGCCGAGCCCCCCCCTACCTGTTATAGCGGCGCTGGCCTTTCCGCTCGCCTGCGCCGCCTTCTCGGTTTTGGATACAGCCGCCTCAATGCTCTTATTGTAGGATGAGAGGTTCTTGTTGAAGTCGGCCAGCCCGAGATAGGCCTCCATCCCAATCCGCTCTACCCCGCCAGTTGGCCTATCCATCAGCCCTCCACTTGGCCAAAGTTCACGTCAGCCTTCTTGGCCTTGTTCTGCGCCTGTATCTCTATCGCCTGCATCATCATCTCGGTCTCGTGCAGTGCGACGATGATGGCCTTATCCTCCGCGTCGAGCGCCCAAAACTCACTCATCGAGTGCAGACCCCAACTACGCGCTGCTTGCACCTCCAGGATCCACCTGTCCGTCGTCCACGACCCGCTCGCTATCGACACCTGGTCCAGGGGCTTCCCCTTGTACCGTACCCGGAAACAAGGACCTCACCGTGGCCACCCGTGCCCAATCGACGCCCTCGAAACTGAGTCCCCGGATCGCCATTAAGAGCGCCTCGAAATCCTCTGCATCCGGCATGTACTCAGCCATGATCCATGCCTGATAGCGTCCCGCCGGTGTCTTGGGATCCTCTATGCCCATCATAGTGCGCCGCCGCCAATAGTCTTCCCCCTTGGGCATGGTGGGAAAATCCACGAGTCCGCCGATGAGCATGGCCGCCGCTAGAGCATTCGCATTCTCATGCTCTAGCCGTCGCAGCGCCGCCTCATGCTCGCGCCAAAGGCGGCGGTTCTCCGCCGTCTCCTGGGGGTTGTCCTCCACAACCAGCGTGGTCGGATTGTGCTCGTGCCAGATGATGTCCCCACCAATGGCCTCCACACTATACCGCGGCGGGTCAATGGGCAGGCCTTCCATGCGCAGGCGCTCTTCTACCTGTACGGTGACCTCGCGCATCACCAGCGGGCTCACGCCCTGAATGGCGATTTCCGTTCCATTCTTGGTCGTAAACGTCCCGGTCTTCATTGCTCTAGCCCCCCTGTATTTAGCATAAGGCCAGTCATAGCGCCGGGGGGCACCCACACGCCACAACTGGCCCTACGCCCAAAGTTAATTGCCCCCGCTGCTATCAATCCGCCGCCTAGAAGTTTCCGCTGAACACGTGGACACTCGCCACCGCATCGATAATGTCACCAACCGCGTAGACCTTGTTCCGGTCGCAGAGCCAGAGGGCGTTGTAGCCAGGCGCCGCCGCCTCATCGAACGAGGCATTGGGCAGGTAGACCTCCCAGTTGCGCCCACCGTTCACCGTTCGTAGGATCGCGCCCCACTCGTCACCGCTTCCGTCCGTCCAGTTCACCGCAACCGCGCCAAAGTAGGCATTCTCAAACTGGATGTCGTTCACGACGTTGACACTGGCCGCGCCCGGCACGGTAAAGACTCGCTGAGTCCAGGTCGCGCCGCCGTCCTGGGTGAACCAGAGCGTACCGTCCGCATAGCCGATCCACCAGTCCATATCGTCAATGACGCAACAGGACAGGATCGTTACGGCAGCCTGAGCGGCAGGGCCCGTAACGGCCGACCAGTGTTCCCCACCGTCTACCGAGGAATACATCACATTGGTCGCGCCACCCAGCAGGCCATATCGCTCGTCCCGGAAGTGAATGCACCAGAGCGCCGCGACGTTCGCGCTCGCCTGCTGCGTGTAGCTCTCACCGCCATCATCGGAGAAGAAGATATCGCCGCCATCGGTCACGCACCAGATGTGCGTGCTGTCCAGCGCCCAAAGCGCCGCGCCACCCTGCAAATACTCTATCACCGTTCCCGGCAGGTCCACTACGGTCCAGTTGGCACCGTGATCGTCCGAGTAGGCGATCTGTGGCAAAGTAGCGGCCACCGTGCTCGTACGCCCAACCAGGTAACGGTTCACCCCAGTATCGATCGGGAACCCAGCCACCGCTCCAGAGTTGGACGGGTTGGCAAAGGGCACCGCCGCGCACAAGGTCCAAGTCGCCCCGCCGTCCAGGGTGTAGTAGACACCGGCATCCGCCGCCGCCTCGACCTCACAACCGATAATCCCCTCGGTGCATTCCTCCGCCTGAATACCGCCAGCGGCCCGGCATGACTGCCGGTTCACGAAGGCGATGTCCAGCGCATCTCCGGGCTCAGGAGCCACAAGCGCCAGAAGTTGCTCGCTGCGAATGAGCTTGAAGTATTTCCAGATCTCGTCCGCCGTGTAGGTGAACGTCTGCTCCGCTGCCGGGTCGCTCTCCCTGGTCATCATGCCGGTCCGGGACTCCTGCCCGATCCTGGCCAGCGACAACTCGCCGCGCGTGTAGGTCGAGAACGCGGTGCCACGCCCGTCCACCCACAGGTTCAGGTAGATCGGCGTCTCGCAACCGACATCCGCGATCTTTTCCAGCCAGTCGGCCGTCCGCTCCAGGTAGGTCGTCAGGCTGCCGCCCGCACGGCCTGGCGCTTCCGCCGCCTTGTAAACCGGCCGGTACTTGCCTGGCCGCCGCGGGTCCGGGCAGTACCGCTGTGTCACCGTCTCGTGGGGCTGGGTCACGTCGCCCATTTCGTGACACGCCAGCGGGTACATCTCGGTATTCGGCCCGCCCGGCTGCACCCAAACCAGTCCCTTCAGTCCGCCCAACACATCACCTTGACTAGTCATCTAGACCTCCTAGCCGCGCTCAGCATAGCCGCCGCGTCCTGATATACCGCCAGTGCGAATACCCTCTGCACCTTCGCCCAGTTCCGCTCCAAGTCCTCTACCGTCCAGTATCCTCGTGCCCTCAATGCCGCCGCTATCTGCTCGGGCGTCACCGTGATGGCGATCAGCCGCTCATAGTCCAGGCCGTAGGCGATCCCCTTCGCGGCCTCTTCGTCGTCGATCTCGCCGTCCTGGACGACGTCCTTGGGCAGGATCGCCCGGTGAATCCGCTCATCCTGCGTCCACTCCACCAGGAGCGATGGGCCCCTGTCCTCCAATATCGTCACCCTCATCGGCTTACTCCATGCCCGCTGGCCTTGGCCGCCGCCTTCATGCTCTTGTGCATCTCTGCCAAAAACTTTGGCCGCCACTTGGTCTCGATCATCTTGGTAAAATTGCGCGGCTTAGTGCCCGGATGGTGGACGTAAGGCCGCATAATCAGTGGCCCACCCACGCTCCCCGGCCCGCTGCTCAGGACGTTCGGCGTCGTCTTCGGACTGGAACCAGGATGGAATGCCAGCGCCCTCTTGTTGCTCTTGCCGGTATAGATGCCCGCGAAGATCAGGTGCGGCTTGGTGCCCCTGTCCACGTACCCGTAGATAGGATCGTGAGTCGTCACCTCCAGCCATACGGCGTCCTCGCGCATCCGCACCCGCGTATGCCGCTCGAATACTACTTTGTGCTCCCACGTCGCCGTAGTCGCCTGGAAGTCTCTCAGGAGGCGCGGCCCCATGCGCTCCAGGCCGTTGCGCAGTTGCTTCCGCATGGCCGCGTCGTCCAGCCTCTTAGGTTTGATGACCTTGAACAGGATCGCCATGCTACCCGGCCTTTCGAAAGTAACCGCCCAGCACTATCGGCCCCGCGTCTCGCGCATCCACGTACCCTACCCGACGCGCATCCCCAAACAGATACCGTTGGCAGGTCGCCGGCCCTCTCACTCGGATGCTCCGTAGGCCGCCCACGTACTCGAGCAGGACTAGGCCCTTTTCGCCCAACCGAATCACCGGAGCCTCCTGAGCGGCGCGCCCGCGCCGCACCCAGCAGCCTCAAGCCATCTAGGGTGTCCTCCGAATCCGGTTGAAGGCGATCTGCGCCGCGCCCCACTCTGTCACCGCTTGCTCCGCCCATCCAATCGCCGGGAACTCTGCCCCGGTGTATCCCGACACCACTTCTGTCTTGCCGCTCCGCAGGTTGCTCAACTCCGTCTGAATCCACTGCATGTAGCTCTCGCGCTGCGCCGGGTCCAATCGGGCGCCCTTGCAGGGCGCGTTATGGACCACAACCGCGATCAGCATCACCAGGTTCTTCAGGTAGTCCAAGCCGTAGGAACTGTATGTCTCACTGCCTGCCCCTGCCGCGGTCAAGGCCATGGCCACCGTGCCGATGGCTTTCTTCAGGCTCAGCTCGACTACCCGATACTCGGCCCAATCCATCGGCGCAAGGTTGTACTCGTCGCCGGTGGTCCAGGTGGCCGTGCTAGTCTGCAAGACCGACTGGCTGGTGACCGTCGTCACGCGCCCTTCGACGCCCGTGGTCAGGTTGCGGATTATCGCCCCGGGAAGAATGTTCCGCTCCACGAACAACCCATCCGCGTCGGTCACGAACACACTGGGACCGCCGCCGCTATCGTCGATGCCGGCGATGATCATGTCGATGCCCCAGTAGACCACAAAGTCGAAGGGGCTGATCGCGTCGAGTTGGCTCAAACCCATCGTTACGCCTTCCGCCGGATCTTGTTCACAGACGCCTGCCCAATGCCCGGTATCGCCAGCAACTCGGCGTCCTTGAGCGCCCGCACGTCACGAGGATCCGCGTAGCCGGCCTCATACAACGCCTGCGCCTGCGGCTCGGCCAAGCTCAACTTGTTCGCCAGCATCGCGACGAATCGATCTGTCAGTCTATCACGCATCTAGTCCTCCTAGGTCGGGTTAGTGGTCGTTGGGCCATTCATACAAAAGTTCTGTACCCAAGCGTCCGTCGGGCTACCAGAGCAGAGATCGTTATAGTCCCCGACTCCGACGGGCAGGGCGCAACTGAGCCAGTTCTCGTAGACGATATTCCGTACACCGTCTGGCTCCACGCCGTCAGTCGTGATGATCCCCTCGTCGGTAGCCGCTGCCCCAGCCTGTGCAGCAGAGTTGTACACGCTGTTATGATGGATTCGACTATCATCGATTCCAGCCGCGTAGATGGCCCCTACCGTACAATTGCGAAACTCGTTGTTGTAGATGTCGCAGTAGGCCGCCCCTAGACCCTCGGGGTCCACGTACACCCCATAGCCGCAACCATCGAACTTGCAGCCCTCGATTATGGTCTGCCAACTGAACTCCAGCTGCACGCCGGTCACTATGGCACTGTCAAAGTAACAGTTGCGGATCACAGCATTATCGCCATACCGTCCTGCGCTATACTCCGCCAAAATGCCATTCGCGCCAGTGTCCTGTGGCTCGCCAACGAACGCGAACCCATCCACCGTCACGTCGCAAGCCCGGATTTCGATGCACCAACCCAAGTCCGCAGCCGGCGTCCACAAGACGCCCACCGGACTGGAGGGGCACACGCCGATGATGCTCACGCCGGGCACCGTCACGATCACGCTCTCGGCGATCACCGTAGCGTAATCATTCGGGCCAGCATACTGCCAACTTCCGTTAGCCATCACCAGGATCACGTCACCCCGGTATGCCTGGCACTTGGTCAGCGCCGCCGCCACCGTCGTCAGCGGATCCTCCGGATCGGTACCATCCCGCAAGTCGCTAACACCAGGATAGTTGGGGTCCACATAGAACACGGTTCCCGTAGTATGCGTGCGGAGCCCACGTTCGGTATCGGTCCCTGGCACCCCCATCTGTCCGGGGTACCAGGGCTTTGCCCTCGTAAGAGGCAATCCTATGTTCACAGATCACCTCCTCTATGCCGGTGGCAGAATGGTGAACCCGTTATCGCCAACTTCCGCTTCGGCGGTGTCCTCAGCCAAGTTGCCGATCCACGTGCCAGCCCCGGCTGCCCCGTCCCAGTACCCACCGATATTGGAGTAGTCGCCAGGGAACACGTTCCCGTAGACGATATTGCGCCCGAGGGTGCCGCCACGCAAGTCCAACTTGAGCGCCGCCGCAATCAGCCCCGCGACGGCGAAAACATTCCCAGCGAACACGCTCACATTGAACCCGCGCACCGCGCCTAGGCCGCCGATGTGATTGTCGTTCTCCCAGAACAGGTTGTTCAGGATCTCACACTCGTACGGGCTGGCGTTCGGCGTACTCGTCACGATAATGGCGAAAGCATCGTTCCCGGCCTGATGCAGCTCAAGGAACTGGCAGTTCCGGACCGTCAAGCGATGCGGCGCCCCCTGCAACTCGATACCGTATTTACCAGACCAGAACCCGTCGAAGATGCAGTCCTCGATCACGTTCTTGTAGGCCAGGCCGCCCAGTACGGTGTCCTGCAGAAGGATTGCCGCAGAACTCGCCGGCACGGTGAACGTAAATCCGCTCACCGTCCAGCCGATCTGTCGGATAGTCAAGCACGGGGTCGTCGCCAGCGCGCTCGTCCAGGTCGGCTGATGCCGCGTATCCCCAGCGCCCACAATGGCTACGTGCGCCGGAGCGGTGATAGGCACCAGCACGCTCTCGGCGATCGTCGCCTGATTAGCCACCACGATCACGCTGCCCTCGGTCAGAAACGGGCTGGCCACCGCGGCCGCTATCGTGCTCAGTGGGTTCTCGGGGTCCGTGCCGTCTGCCGTTGCCGTGGCGTTCGGGTGCTCATCGTCCACGTATAGCACGATGCCCGTGGGGGCCGTGCGCAGACCGCGCGGCACGTCCGAGCCGGGCACGCCCATCTGTCCAGGAAACCAGGGCGCCGCCCTCAAGAGCGGAAGTCCGATTCCGTACATTGTCCCCTCCCAGCGCGTTCACACACGCCGTCTTTGATCATACCGCCTATTCGTCCGTGGGTCGCCAGATCGGCGGCGCGTAGTTCGGCTTCAGCGGGTCCGTACTCTGCAGCTTCGGGAACCCGCCCTGCAACTCCGCCACCCGCTGCCTGGTGACGATCGACTCCAGCCGCCCAGTCGGGTCCGTCTGAATGTACGGCGTGGGATCGGCCAGTTCGTAACTGTCCCCAACCGCCACCAGCCCCAGCAGGGCAGCGTGCTCCGGACCACCGTGCTCGATGATTCGGTACGGCGGCTTCTTTTCTCTTGCCATCTCTCGCTCCCTCGTTTCTTGTGTCCCCCGCTGGGCTCCTGCACATTGCAGGAGCCCAGGTCATCCGGCCATGTCCGGCTTTCTCACGTTACGGCGCCGTGCCGCTGGAGTAGAAGCATCCGTTCGCGTCAAACATGTTGCCCTCGTTCGTGACGCCCACGGTCGTGTCGATGTACGTGCCCCACTCGTCGTGGACTTTGATCACGACGTTGCCGGTGGCAAAGTCGCCCATGATCGGGGCCACGTCCGCGCCTGCACCCAGCATGGTCGCCACGCTCTCCATGTCGCTCTTCTTGCGAAGGATCATGGGAGCGGGCACGCCCTGCCGCCTGGCCAGCACGAACGGGACGATCCCGCTAGTCTGCCAGTCGGTGAACGCGTACCATGGCAAGTTCGGAGCCGCGCCAGCGATGTACGGGTCCTCGATGGGGGTGAAATCGCCCGCCACGACGTTGACCGCGTTGGTCGCCAGCTCGGGCACCAACTGAGACTGCCGGATCGTGCGCACCTGATCGACCAGCCCCGGATGGTACACCAGGTAGGTCATGGTGGCCGAGATCGGTTCTCCGTCAGCATCGACCCGCTGGTTGAAGGCCATCCGCGCCGTCGAAATGCGCGCGGAGGTCAGTCGCCCAGTGGTCGAGTACAGCGCCCCGAGCAGCACCAACCTGGCGATGGTCGTCGCGTTGGTATACATCCGGCTCACATACTTCTCAAGTGTCCGCCGCGCCGCCTGGCCCATGTTGCGCGCCTGATCGGTCAAGAGACCGATATCATCATTGACCAGGGTCTCCATCGCGAACTCGAACTGCTTCTCCCACTTGTAGACCCTGTACTGACGTTTCACAACATCATCCACGGAACCCGCTCGCGCCTCCCCCTTCTCGCCCACGTACTCCAGATCATCCAGGCTACCTCGCTGCTGGTAGCGCGTGACCTGCATGAAGTTGGGCAGAGTGTCGGGCTTCACCAGCGGTTCGAACGCGAACCGCTTGGCGTTGTACGGACCCCACATCTCGCGCTGGACGAACTCCTGGATGGCGTAGGTAAAGTCCGCCGAGACCATGACCTCGCCCAGTCGCTCGGGCATGATCTGCGGGTCGAGTCCGTTCAACCCACGATCCAGGTACGTGAACATTTCCCTTGACTCAGCGATCCGGCTCTCCAGCCCCTGCCTCTGCAGCTGGAGTGCGCGCAGCTCGCTCAGCATCCCAACGATTCGTCGCATTGTTTGTCCTCCTCTGCCTGGCCGCGCCCGCCGCGCGACCTATTTCAGCAAAACGCACACTTCAGCTTCGACCAACTCGTTCGCCCAAGTCAGTGGCCAGATGGCCGCCACATTCGGCCCACCAACACCCGCGTCCAGATACTCGTCCTGATCGTACCAGAGCCAGCCCGCCAACGGGTTTACGAGACCATCGTTGTTGAGCGCACTCAGGCTCAACGTCACGCCAGAAGCCAGTGGGTCGCTGTCATCCACGTACACCGGCTGACCGATGATCGGCGCAATCTCGAACGTGGCCGCTGCCCTCTGGTCGTAGGTCAATACGTTTGCCACGTAGGCTTTGACGATCATCCCGCGCGCGATATTCATCTGCACCAGGCCAGTAGTCCGATAGTGCACCACCACGCCGGTCAGTTGGCCCACCTGCCGCCCGTCCGCGGCGGTCTGCCCGCCAATCGCCAACACAGGATGCAGCCCATCGGCCAGGATATCCTTGTCGCCGGCACCGTCCGACTCGCTATTCAGCCCCTCCGGCCAGAGATCGGCCAGCGCGACTTGCCTCTCGATGTAGGGGCCACTTGAGCTTTCCCAGTCCGTTCCGCTCAGGAAATCATCGGGCATGGTATTCCTCCCCTACTTCATCAGCACATAGACGTCGTACTCGGCGAACGCCACCGACCATGCCTTTGGCCATAGAGCCGCCGCGTTCGCCCCGCCGACACCACTGTCCAGATACTCGTCTTGATCGTACCAGAGCCAGCCGGCCAGCGGATTTACGAGTGCCGCACTGTTTGCCGCAGCAAGGCTCAGCGTCACGCCGGCACTCAAGGCCGCGCTATCATCCACGTAGACCGGTTGCCCGATCACCGGAGCCGCCTCGTAGGTATCCGGATGCGTCAAGATATTGGCTACCTTGGCCTTGACCACCATTCCCTTGGCGATGTTGACCTGCACGAGGTTGGCGTTCTCGAAACTCACCACGACCCCGCACAACTGGCCAACCTGGCGACCGTCCGCCGCTGTTTGCCCACCGATGGCCACGATCGGATGCAGGCCGCCAGCCAGGATGTCCTTGTTGCCACCGCCCACTTCAGACGCCAGCCCCTCGGGCCAGATGTCCGCCGTAGACAGCATCCGATTCACATACGGCCCGCTTGAACCCTGCCAATCAGGCCCATGCACAAATTCGTCCATCGAGAACCTCCTACCCGCTATCTAGCGGTGTTTATACCTGCCGACCCGTGTACTTGGTGATAACCGCCTTGGAACGCTCCGCGAACTCCTCGCTGGTCAGAGGACCTTGAGGTCCCACGGGCTGATCGCCCTCCGATAGTGCCCAGGGCCTCCCCGCGCGCGTAGCCTGTTGGAGCCACGTCTTCTGCTCGGCGATCCGCGCGATGACGGCCGTCTCGTCGGGAAACGCGATCTCGGCCAGGAGGCCGGTCAGCGCCTCGGGCAGCTTGGCCACCGCGCAGAGTTCCCGCACCCGCTCCGCGCTCACGGTGACGATCACTGGCTCCGCCTCAACGGTTGGCTCGACAACCGGCTCCGTGACGACCGGCTCGGTCACGACGGACTCAACCGTCTCGGGGACCTCCGCCTCGGCGATGGCCTCCTGCACCAGCTCGTCCAGTTGCGCGTCCTTCGCCTCTAACAGCGCCTTGGACAGTGCCTCCAACAGTTTCGCCCTATCCACCTTCACAATGTTCACCTCCTGCCGGGCATCCGGCGTACCGCTCTCCGCCAGGCCCACGGCTCTGCCGCCGGCCCCGGCATGACTCACCCAGTCTACATTTCGGGCGATGGTAAATCGCTCTACCAGTTTCCCCTTGCGCCCATCTTTCTCGAAGCCCTTGCGCACCAGTCCGTCACCGAGGATGCTGCATTCGAGCTTGTCCAGCAGGCCCAGCTCTTTCAGATTGCGCGCCCTCTCGGCGAACGCCGGATCGTGGACGGCAACCTCGAATATAGCTCCGCCGCTATCGCTGTAGCCCACATGCGGCCCCACCGTGCTCACCCAGTTCTCGTTCGAGCGCTGGTCCTCGCGGTGGTCGACTTCGTGCATCTTGGTACCTTCCCAGATGCGAATGGAGTCCCCGCGCAGGGTTTCGTCCGGATAGTAGTGGCCGTCCTTCGTGTTGCCCCAACCAGGACGGATAAGCTCGGCGATGAGCGTCAGGGGTCCTTGCCGGTTGTCCCCCTCGGCCAGGCGGATCACTCGCCCAACCGTGGCCTCGGCCAGGACCTCCGGTTCGCCAATCGGCTCGGCCTCTGTGGTCGGCTCCTCGAAGGCCACGTTCAGCTCGGCTTCCATCTCGGAGAGAAGGGCGCGGATCTTGGCGATGCGCTCCTGAGGGGTGGCCGCTTTCATCCCCTCGGGCTCAAACGAATAATTATCGAGAATGTTGCCTACCATCTGCTTGAATTGCTCGGTGACGGTACGCACGTTCTGGGCCTTAGCCTCCACCTCGCGGCGCGCGTGCAGGTCCACGAACGTGTATATGCCATAGGGCACCCACTCGGGAAGCACCTCGGGTCGCTCCATATCGTCCTCAGCCACGTTCTCCGCCGTCGGCTTGTCGGCCTCGGCTACCGCCGCGTTGGCGATGCGGATAGCTCGCCCATCACATTCGTCCAGCTCGCCACCATCGGCCAGACAAGTCTTGAGGACGCTGTTCGCAGTGGCGACCCACTGTGCCTTGTCCTTATCGCTCAGACCCTTCTTATGTCGCTCGACATCTTTAGCCGTCCAAGGCATAGCCGCCTCCCTCTACGTTGGCATCGGCGGGCTCATGCGCGTCGGCCCACGCTGGTTATCATGTCTTGTGGGATACGTTGTCTCCCGCGTCGCAATGCCGACTTGCCGCCCGTTCCGCACAGAGGATATAAAGTGCGTCGCGCCACGCGTCGCCGCACCCTGCCTCATTCTAGTATTCCCCCTGGCTCAGCTTGACCAGGATACCGCACTCGCCCGGATCGTCCCCTTCGCCTGGGTCATCCAGTCCGCTCTCGCGTGCCCGGATACGCACCCGCTCCGCGCCGAGCTTGTGCAGGAGGATCGGCCCATAAGTGATGCCCGCAACCGCAACCGCTTCCTCCGCATAACTCGAATATGCACCCTGCACGGTCGCAAGCGTAGTAGTCCCAGCTACAACCGCCGCGACCGTCTCCGCCGTTTCCTCAAACCAGCTGAGTACACCAACCACATCTGCTGAATATGGGCTGTACTGCACCTGCCAGTCTACCGCCCCGCCGTCCGCCGCGGGCTCATAGGTCAAATAGAGCATCATGGCGTCGTAACCGGCCACGCTGAACTCTACAGGGTTAGCATCCCAAGCCCCCGCCGCCGGAAGGATCGCCAGCACACGCGCCACAATCGTCGGCTCACCGTATGCGCTCGGCCCATATCCGATAGACATAATCACCTCTCAGGCACAAAAAAACGGGGCCACGGCCCGCTGGTGTGCAGGCCGCGCCCCGTTATGGTGGCGCTAGGTTACAAGAGCATCATACGATATATGTCACAAATTGTCAACTATCCAGCCGTCCATTCCCGGCAAGTGCCTCCAGCAGATCGACGGTGCTACCCATGCTGCGCGGCTCCAAGCGCACCACGCGGGGCTCGGTCCAGATACGCGGCACGCCGCCACAGAATGCCACGGTGATCTGCACGACGATATGGCCGTCGTTCCGACAGCCGGCCACGCTGCGCAGGCGGGCCAGGAGGTTGTCCCACTGCTGGACGCTATCGCTCACGCCGTCGCCCCTCCCGTGCCGATCATGTTGCCCGCGTCCGCTATCGGCGTTTCCTTTCGGTCAAGAGCGCAGCGACAATTTCCATTGCAATTTTTGACAATGATACCAGCCGTTGTATAATAGTGGCGTTCCGTGGTCAAATTGTAGACACATCCCGCGAAAGGAATTCTGTGAGCGCTGACTATCGAAGTAACGCCAAAGTCAGGATCGCTCTGCCAATTGATGAGATCGTCAAGCGGTATATCGATGGCGAGTCCGAGCTTTCTCTCTCCAAAAGGTATGGCGTCTGCCGAGTCACTATCCGTAGGCGATTGCTCAATGCAGGGATCCGTGTCCGTGGGTTCGGACAAAATGTTCTGATCAACAAAGCCCGTTCTAAAGCCAGAATCGCCATGCTTCCCTGTGCCGAGATCGCCAACGCCTATGCTTCCGGGCAATCCCTGCGTGGCGTATGCCGGAGATACGGCACTTCCCCTCATACAGTCAAGAGAATCCTTGAGAAAGAAGGGTTTGCCCCCCGCCGCCCCCGCGAGCTTTTGGATGCCCATATGCACACTGAAATCGCCAGAGGACATCAGACACGTGGTGCACATTTCGCCGTTATAGGCATGGGGGAAGCGCAAGTCCGGGAGGCTCTCATAGCAAAGAGCCTTCATCCTGTTCGGCAAGCAGTCATCGGCCCATACAACGTGGATCTCTTGATGCCGACCATCGCCGTGGAAGTCCACAGGCGAAGAGGGAATCCTTTGCACATGGCCCGCGAACGCAAGCGCATCAAAGACCTCACTAATTGGGGTTGGGATGTTTACTATATTTGGATAAGTCCCAGTCACCAATTTTGCTCGCAAGTCACAGATGATTTGGTTGCCTTCATGCAGAGCACTGATAGCAACCCAACCAGACGGGGTCGCTATCGGGTGATTCGGGGTAGCGGACAGCTTGTGGCCACTGGATGTGGTGATCTCGACTAGATCACCAATATATTCTCGTTTAAAGCCTTTGACAATGCCTTCGGCCATGACCAATAAACTTCCAGGGAAACACTGGCTCCCCTCTCCCGGCACAGGCAATACACCCTCAGCCTGCCATCCTTGCGCGGCATAGCCGATGCAGTCGTCACAGGAGTCCGCCGGATTGAGCTGCCTTCGCTCCAGCCGCGACATGCCCGCCTTCGGTTTAGGCAAGTGCGCCCGCTCGACCTGGTAAAACTCCTTGCGCGCGTTCCCCATGTACATGTGCAGCCGATTCTGTGCCTGTGCTGTGGACACCGTGCCATCGGCAATGCCGTTCGCCAGGTTGGCCAAGTGCTTGTACTCGGACCGCAGGTTGCCGCCGATACGCCCATAGTCCGCTGGCGTGAGTCTGTCCCAACCGCCGGCAGCCAGCGCGCTGTTCTGGAGGTGCTGGCGCTTTACCAACTCAGCCGTTCGCGCTGCGTAAACTTTGGGCGTGATCTTGCCATCGTAGAGCGCCTGCGCGCCGTCGAGGATGCGTCGCTCTCGCCCGTTGATCGAACGCTCCAGGAGGGCCGTGATCCGGGTGCGGGCCACGTAGCGCCCGGCGCTATCCCGGTAGCGCTGGCTATCGGGAGCCCAGACGTAGCCGCGCAAGATGCTCGTCTTACGCTTTGCCACGAGACTCCTCTGCCGCGTCCAGCAGGCGCTTGAACTCGGCCCCCACGTCCGGGTTGGCGTACCAGTCCAACCGCGCCTCGGCGATATCGTCCGGCATGATCTCGCTCAGCGCCTCTAGTAGGTTGGAGTCCACCTCACCGGTCAGCTCGCCAGTACCAGTCAAGGCGTCTCGCACGGCCGCCTCCGCGTCGGCGGGCGAATCGCCAAGGTCGATCAGCGCCGCTATCTGAGCCTCGATCTCCTTACGGGAGACGGGCATGCTCAGCCTCCTGTCACTTGGCTTCCTCGAACTCGGGTGTGAAGCGCTGGATTATCTCAGCTTCCTGTAAGTCGGGCCAGCTCTCGTGCCGGTACGTAAAGCATACGCAACCACGATCCCCATCATAGAAACTGTTCACCATCTCGGCCCTTGCTGGCAGCCCTTTGACACAGCGCACGTGAATCTCGGAGCCCTCTGTGTTAAGCCGCTCCCACAACCACTGGCTTACCATTAGCGTCTTTAGCCTTGCCATGTGCCCCCCTCCTCAGCCCGCGTAGGCATCCCGATCCTCCAAGAACATACCCTCATACGTGTAGTCTTTATCATACGGCGCAACAGTGGTAGTTAGCGGATCGTAGCCCGTATTCACTGTAGAACACGTGAACCGTGTGGTCTGTGGCGGCGGATAATCTGGTGCAGTTGTCGGAATCACTGGCCACGGCTCCACATAGGGCCCTGTCCGCTGTGCCTCTATCTGCGCCTCTAACTGTGCCACTCGGCGCTCAAGTGCCTCGATGCGCGCCATCATATCACGCTTCCGCATGGTTGCCCTCCAACTCCAAACCAGCGATGATCCGGTCCGCCGCCTCGCCAATCAGGTTCCGCTCAACCACCGGCGGCAGCCCCTCGCCCTCTTCCTCAGGCGGGTTCACCACATCGTCCGCGTCCCCCACGCCAAGGCTCTGCAAGGCCAGCACCAGCACGCGATTCCCGGCCCGCTCCACTTCGTCCATCGGCACGGCCCCGGTCGTCGCAATCGCCGCGATGGCCGTGGCCGCCTGCTGCACCGCCAGCGGGTCCATGTTCACGAGAGCATCCTGGTTCACGTCGCAAGCAATGGTCTCAAAGGACGCCCCGCCGTACTTCTGCGCCGCCTCTAGCACGATCTGGCAGACATCCCGGAACACGTCAGCCCACGTCAACTGGTAGTCGGAGAAGCCACGCCGAATCGGCGTTTCCATTGCGCTGTTGCCTGCGATAAGTGGATAGCCATTTCGCCTCGTTATGAACATGCCGTATGGTGAGGCATCGAAGCACCAGACCATTCCGCTATACTGCTCCTCCGTCACATTCTTCGTGCGTGCTAGAGAGAGTTTATCTCTGTCTGCTCGATAGAGATAATAACAAGCAAGACTGTTCGGACATTGGGGATGGGTTCCCGCCTCTCGCTGTACGGTGATCTGCCCCCATTCACCATATAGGATCAAAAGCCGCTGCACATCATCTAGCAACCCCAGGCTTGTGGAGGTCAGTGCTCCCCGATAGTGCTCCCGATCATCACTGAAGCCGTCTCCTTGCCAAAGAGCGTCCACCAATAGTTTGCTCTGGCAAGTATCCATGCCAAACACGAACTCGGGTATCCTGCGTTCTGGTTGGAGTCGCCCGCAATATTGTACCAGCCAGTCAAAGAGTGCTCGCTCTGAGGTGCGCCAACGCTTCATACCATGGGCATTCACATCGCAGCAAAAGTTAAATGGCAAGTCGGCCAGAACACGCTCTATCTCCTGACATTCATCCACATTGCTCGCCATCTGCACGAGAGATGTCTGCACTATGCCCGTCTTGCTCTCATAGGCTGAGCCCTCAGCAATCCACCATCCAAGGAACTGGAGCCACCGATTCATTGGCAGGAATCGTGCCGGCTTATAACCCGCAGCAGGCAACAGAAAATGCGAGACCCCATCCGCATTGCCCAGTAGAGCCTTGCTTGGCAAGGCAAACCGGCTGGGCAACTGGCCCGCCTCCACGATTTCCCAGCGGGGCTCGTTATTCTCGTTCAGCACAAGCATCCGGTGATTGGGAGTCACCAGCGCATCCACGGTGCGTCCTCGTAGGTGCACCATCGGTCCCTCGTACTCGTACAGGTGCATGGCCCGTGGAACCGTGTACACGATACGGCGATGTTCATGGTCATAAGCTGCTATCCGCTCTCCAGGCCGATAGTCCTCATAGCGCTTCCATCCGTTCTCGGTCAGGACCTCAGTATCATCACTGTAGCACGCAGTTGCCAGCCGGAACGCCTCGCCCTTGCCGGCGTAGTGAGGGAACAGGCCGCCGGCCAGTGTGGCCATGCCGAAGATGGCCGTGCTGTCCAGCTCGGCCTCCTGCGCGCCAGAGTTCCCCATGTTGATCGGCGACCTATCCACCGCCTCGTTCTCTAGCCAGTCGGAACCGGCGGACGCTGGTGGGTTGCGCTCCATGCCGCCCTGGGTGACGTTGCTCGACTGCACGCGCCCCTGTACGTAGGCCAAGGCTCGCTGGCCCCCCTTCACCTTCACCTTACTATCGTACATGGCGCGCTTGCGCACCACCGCCGCTCGGTCCTGGAGGATCTTCCCGTAGGCGCTGCTCCATGTCAGGCCGCTGGTCATCTGCGGCCAGCCGCGCCCCTCGGTGCCAAGGTTGATCTGCACGGCCACCACGTTACAGGTCGTGTAGGCTCTGCCCGTCTCCGGCATGGCGACGTCCATCCGAATAGCGCCGGTCGCGGTGCCGATAGCCTTCTCCCACCAAGCGTCCAGCTCGTCAGGCTCAGCCGTCCAGTCGGGATAGTAGAGCGCCTGGCCCGCCATGGGCCCATTGGTGATCGCCCGCTTGTAGAATAGCACCGTGTCCCGGTCGTCCGGGTGCCGCACGATCTCGGTCACCTCGTCCGTGAGCAACCGCCGCGTCGTCACCTCTCCGGTTACCTCGGACACAAAGTTCACGAAAAACAACTCGCCGTCCCTCAGCAGGACGTCCGAGTTGTAACGCAACCGCCGCTGCCCGAACACTGGCCGGTTTCGTTTGGCCGTCCAGTATTCCTCCCAGACCGGCACCGCCGCTTCGTCGTCTGGCACGATGTCCACGTTCAGCCCGTAGCCAAAATACGTCCAGAGTCGTACCACCCAGCGCGTGAGCGGGTCCCACCGATATTGCCAGCGGGAACGCTCCACCTGGCGCATCCGGTCGGACTCTGACGACGGCTTGCCAGCGCCTCCTAGGTGCAGAACCTCCTCGTACTGGAGCTGGTCCACTAGGAAGGCCAGAGTCTCGGCATCCAGTTCGCTCAGGAGGCCGTTGTAGGCGTCAAACTCCCACGGTTTGTCGCGGAAGGCCACCCTGAACGCCTGAGCCTCTGCGGCCTGCGCTCGCACGCTGGGGAGCAGCCTGCCCGCTGCGCGCGAAAGGCCTCCCTCCAGCCGCTCGACGATGCTCGCCATACCTGCCTCCAAGCCCCCCGGTTTGTGAGTTCACAATCTTTTCACATCGGCGCCCAAAGTTATAGAACAAGAGCCATTCTCCATAGATCAGTATACCAGCCCCGAGAGACCCCGCCGGTAGCCAATCAGTGCCGAAACTTCTGCCAGTAAGGCCCCTACTGATGAGCAAAAGGAAAATTACATTAGTAGATACTACTAATGCTTTTTTCCTTTTGCTCGTGCACCTGGCGCCCTTCATGCGCATTGCCAGTCACGCCTACCAGCGCACGCCAACCTAGACCCCGGCGGTAGTTGGCCTCCAGGTTGGTCCAGAACTCCGCCGAGGTACCGAAGGCGCTGGCCAGCTGCCCCGCCGTCTCGGGGGTGATCGCCTCCTGCCTGTCAACGATCCCGCTCACGGTCTCCTCCGCGCAGCCCATGGCCTCGGCGAGGTGACACTGGCTCCAGCCGCGGGCCTCCAGTTCGTTGGCGATGGTTCGTCCTGGCGGGATGAGGCAAGCGGGCAGATACCTTGACGGCATGTATATGACCTCCGGCAACAGCTGCGGAGGCCCCCCGACCCAATGCACAGGGCCGGGCGTGCTGGTGATCACGGACCTGTCAGCGCCCACGATAGTGATCTGGTCCCATGAGATGCGGATTGGGCCTGATCTCCGGCGGCTTCCTTTCGGGTACCAACAGCCCCTTCGTCTCCAGCTGCTTCCTTAGCTCCTCTAGGTCGTACTTCAGACAAGCCACCCGATATTCCAACTCCCGGACGCGCCATTGACCAAACAAGCCCATCGGCGTTTACTCCCTTCTTGATGTGTGCGACATAGGCGGCACGCTCTCGCCTTGACTACGCGCTCGGTGTGCCGCCGGTAGGCTCTCCCGTGCACGCCGTCCTCCTACTTACCAACGCACGCCAACCTGGGCCCCGATTTCACTCTGTCTCGCTCTCGCATTGCAGCGACGGCTGGGTCCCGGTCACCGGGACTAGGGTCACCAGGTATCTTACGGCGTCGCGCTGGCCCACCGCACCTACGGGTACAGATGCGCACACCTGTAACCAGTATCGGCGGCATAACCACCGACTTCGGTGCGGCAGGCCCCTATCTACATTGGCCTACCTACCCATCAAACTGAGCATGTTCCCGACGTGCTTGCTCCGCCATCTCGCCGAACGCCACCAATACGGCAGCCGACGCGACCTCATAGGCATGTCCCAGTTTGTACATTCCTTCTGTTGCCTGCACTACAGTACGCTCCGCTCGCCTCCAAAAGATTGGCAAAGCCACGGCCATGCTCACTTTCTCAGGCTCACTCAGGCCATCCCCTACGCTCGCGTTCTCATTGCTCATTCTGTCCCTCCCTGCTTATGTCCACATCATACCACATTCTCAGTATCGCGCCCAGTAGTCCGGTGCTCAATCCTGAGTCACGCCATTATAATAGGATCATAGTGAGGGCTATCAATGCGGGAAGCAGACCTGCACAGGCCAACCCAATGCCGATTGCTTGTGAACGCTCTTTGCCATCAATATAGCCCTGCTTATAAAAGTAGGCGAGGATGGCTTTCCCCCGGAACCCGGCAGCCTCCTCGTCAGTCAACTCGTCTGGCCGGCGGATAATCTTCCACTTTGGCCGGCCACCAGCATCATCAAGCCTTCTGAGCAACCGATCCTCTGATAGTGCCAAGTATCCAACCTCGGTTGTCATTATACTATCTCCTCAGTACCGCGCCCAGTAGTCCGGCGCTCGCATCAGCATCCCCTCGCCAGAGTCCAGCGAGTCCAGGTGATCGCAGATCGCCGGCCCCGCCAGCGCCTGCACCACCGAGTCCGCCAAGTCCGTCGAGCGCCCGAGCCTGCGCCGGATGCTCAACTTCGGCTCCACCTGGTAGACCGCCCGCCCGGTCACGCTGTATCCAGGTGCCAGCAACTCGCCCGTCAGCCGGTCGTCGTCCGGGATGCAGACGTCCAGCCCGTTCTTCGGGTCCAGCATCTCGCGCACCGTCCACCAAGCCGCGCTGCGGGCGTTGGCGAACCCATAGAGCCCCGCTTCGTCCAGCAAGTCAACCCCTCGTGAGGCCACGAACGGCCTGCTGCGCAATCGCCTCGCCACGAGCATCTGATGCACGCCAGCCCCCAGGCCGATGGTATCCGGTAGAGCCACCGCGCTAGGATGATCCTGCAACAGCCGCGTGAGGACCTCCACCGCCTGAGCCAGCACCGCGTTAGACGGCGCCTCGCTCAGCACCAGCACCTCTTTGATCTTGATGTGATTGTAGCACAAGGCGATGGTTGTGGCATCCCCACCAACGGCATACTCGCCAAAGTCCGCGCCCAGAGCGGTCAGCGTACCGGGGAAACCCGCCTCGCGCCACTCTTGCCAGCGCGCGTTCGCCGCCTCCAGCCATTCCATTGGGATGACGCCGACGTTGCCCTCTTCGGCGAACTCGGCCAGAACGCGGTTGCGGTAGACGCCGCTATCGGCTCCCCACTGAAGCTTGCGCTGCTCCACCCATTCGGCGCTCACGCGGCCAGCGGAGATCGTCTCCTCGACGGTGATGTGCCGCGTCCACCAATCCTCGTAACCTGGTTGGTGCGAGCATATCTGGTAGAATCGGCCCCGCTTGCCGGCCGGCGTGCTGATGGCCAGCGCCAGGGCCTCGGCGTCTCCGCCCTTGCTGGCACTGCTGAACGCGCCCTCGGTGCCGTCCCATATCGCGTCGGGGATGGCCTTGGCCTCATCGTAGATATAGGCCAGGTGCGTCGCGTGGGCGCCCTCGATGTTCTCGCTCTTGTCGCTTGCTACGGCGAACGCCTCGCCAGTGCTGAGACGTAGTGCCGATCCGAGAAGTTCGTGCCCCTCTCGGAAGGGCGCCCGGCCCAGCTTGTCCCAGCGCAGTTGCCGTATCCACTTGTGTACTTCCGGCCAGAGGAAGTAGACAAGCTGCCGCCAAGCGGAGGCCGTTGTTAGCACCTTCCAGTCGTCGCCATCTCTGGTAGTGGCCAGCCACAGGAGCGCCCAGGAGGCGATCGCGGTTTTCCCACTGCCGTGAGGAGCCCGCACGGCGACGCGCTTGTGTTCCTGTAGAGCGGCCAATATCTCGTTCTGGTAGGCGGCCGGCCCCTCGCCTTGCTTCCAGTCGATGCAGTCGCGGACCCATGCCACGGGATCGTCGCGGTAGGTCTGGCTGAAATGTCCGTTACCGAGAAGACCGTTAGCGGCTTGGCGCAACAGTGAGTCGAATAAGGTCGGCGCTGATGGCCGCCAGAGTGTCTCGGTCATCGACATGCTTCTTCACCGCATCGGTGATGGCCGCCAGGAAGGTCATGGCCTGCTCGGCTGTGATCATCTGCTGCAGATCCACCAGACGCCGACGCTCGGATTCCACCAGTCGCCGGCGATCCTGAAATAGGGCCAGCACGTCCGCCCATGCTGCGCGGTCGTCAAAGCCCTGCTCGATGAGATCCCCAACCATGGTTAGGGCCGCGGCCAGCTTCAAGTTGTCCCCAGCCCGGCGTGCCTCCTGTAGCTCTGTCCAAGCATCTCGCAGAGCTATCCATAACAGCCCGCTTTCGCCGCTATCCACACGCTCCAGCAGTTCGCTCAGGCGGGCGTCAAGCGCTGCGATCTCGTCGCGCATGGCCAACAGCTCGGGGTCCGACCGCCCCGCCTGATAGCGGTCCACAAGGCGCGCCGGCAGGTACTTGCTGTAGCGACCATGCTTGAATTGCGGTAACGCCATGCCTCCTGGCGTCATGCCCCCATGCATCCGACAGCGCCCGTTGGGCATGGCCCAGTTACGGCACGGGGTCTGGCCCCGCGTCCTGGCACCACAGCGTTTATTATTTTCTTGCATGGGGGTCCTGAGCTTGCATGGGGGTTCCCAGCCAGCGCACAGTGCCCTCAGTCCGCCGCGGATCTACTCCCATGCCAGCTAGGCACTGCAAGGAGACGGTCCTCATCTTCGCCCGCCCAGATAGAACTCCAGGATAAAGTGCGCCTGGTTCACTTCCGCCCCGGGTCGGTAGTCCGTCTCACCCACGCCCTTCACGCTGTTGCACCGCCGACAGAGCGGCTGGATGTTGGCCACCGCATCGCTCCCGCCACGGCTGCGCGGCAGCACGTGATCCCGCGTCAAGTCCACTTCGGACCCGCACCGCAGACAGCGATTACCGTATGCCTCGCAGATAGCACCGAAATCGTCCATATCAAAAAAGGGCCGTCTCCGGCCCCCCTCTACTCCCCGCGCAACTCCGGCAAAGCGCCGCGCAGCGCCTCCATCTCCGCCTTGTCAAACCACCAGGACCCGGCTATTTTACCACCAGGCACCACTATCCCGTCCGCCATCCGCTTAGCCATCTTGGCAGGCGTCAGTCCCAATAGCGCCGCCGCCTCTTTCAGAGTCAGTTGGTCGGGCCCGAACTCCCGCGGCCTGCTGGGCCTGCCCCCGGACCTGCGCGGATGCGCGGCCCTCCAGGCGTCCACCTCATCCACCCGATACAGCAGCGAGCGCCCGATGCGCCCGTGAGCCTGGGGCCCCCTGCCATGACAGGCCAGGACCGCCATGTAACTCACGCTATACCCCAGACGTTGCGCCACCTGCCGGCGCGTGAGAAGGCGCGAGCCAGGCAAAGCACCGCCATGCTCTACCTGGCTCTCTTGCACCCTGGCCGCCGTCTCTACGTCCATGAGAATATCATATCATATCCAAACCTCCATGTCAACTCCCCACAAAGTCGCCGATGATCCCGGGCGCCGCAGTGTCGAAACCGCACACGTCCATCATCCCACCATCGTTCGGATCCGCAATGCTGAACTCGTTGGGCACGATGGCCACAACCGCCAACTTGGCGTTGATTCCCGATTCCTTGCGATACTTTGCCAACGCCTGCGTCGGGTGGATGGCCCCGCACCAGGTCTCAGAGTCGGTGTAGACCACGAACGCATCCGCCTTGTAGATCGACTGCCGCTTCTTCTCGTAGCCGCTATCCCTGTAACTATCCATCTTCTCATCGTATCCAAGCGCCCACATCATCGGCAGAGCGCAGTCGGTGCCCCCCATCCGCAACGCGGCTGTCTTGTTCACCACGTCGTCCAGCCTCTCTCGCGGTGAGATCTCCAGCCGCACGAACCGTTCCGCGAACGCCATGATCTCGTGCTGCGGCTCGGTCCGCGCCGTGATGAGCGCCATCGCCGCCGCCGTCTCCCGGCACGTCAGAGGAGACCCCATCATCGGGCTATCCATCGATCCGGACACGTCAATGGCGAGCACGATCCGCTTGTTGGTCGGCGTCACGTTACCAAACGCATTATAGAAAGCCGCGTCGAGAGCGTCCACAATGGCCGAAACGGGCTGCCAGTTGAGGGATCCCTTCATCCCATGCCCCTGCGCGTAGGTCTTCAGCGCCAACAGAACGGCGAACGGGTGCACGCGCGGTAGTTCCCCGGTCAGCACGGACAGAACGCGCTTGTTCGCGTCGGCAAAGGGGCCCAACAGGCCGTTGGCCGTCATCCGCCCCAGGTTGCGAACCATGGCCATCGCCGGAAGGTGTGGCAAGAGCGCACCCCAGACAGCGGCGGATCCCAACCACTTGGTATCGATGGCCTCCCAGGGCAATCCGTACCCCTCGATAAGCGAGACGACTTCCTTCTCAGTCTCCGCCGCCGCCGCCTTCACGTACGCATCGATCAGCGGTAACCCGGCGGACTCCCCCTTGGTGATCCAGTGGTAGACAGCGTTATTGCGCGCGCTCTTCGGGTGCGACAGCCGCAGCATATCCCGGTGCGTCCAGCCGTCCCGCTGACGGTACTTGATCACCTGGTAGGACAGATTCTCAACCGACTTCTCGTCGTACCACCTGGCAACCGCCGTGCGCAGGCCGCGTCCCCAGCCGCGAAAGCCCTCGACGTACTCAGCAAAATGGTAGAGATGGGTGCCAATGCGCGCCACCTTGGGCAGCGCGGCGAAAGCGTCCGCCTTGGCCGCAGACGTGGTGCATAGCGCCAAGGCGAACAGGGCCGGATCGTTCTTCGCGGCCCTGCCGGAATCGCTGATCTCGACCACCCGCCGCACGACGCGAGCGGCATCCGCAGCAATACACCGCTCGACCGCCTTGGCGTTGTCGCGAGTCAACTTGTGCTCGGTGGCATAGTACGAGCCTCCCTCCGAGCCGAGGATCAGGAACCTGTCCAGCCGCACCCAATCGTCCACCGGATAGGCGTGGCCCCCGGCCGAGTTCTGGACCTGGCCCGCCAGCGGCTCCGACTGCGGCGTCTCCAACGTCGAATAGTGTCGCCCGTAGTTCATCGTTCCTCCCCAAAAGAAAAAGTCGGGCAAATGTATTGACCACGGGTATTTATCCTGATAACCGTAGTCAGCCGGCCCGACTATCACACGACGCATCGGATAAGATCGACCCCGACGCTCATTGTGGACGGCAGGAGTTGAACCTGCATCACCCCATTTCAAGTGGTAACCCTCATCCAGCCGACCCGTAATCGGGTAAGGATTTGGCGAGGGCGTTTAGGCACTCTGCCGTTGAGCTACGTCCACAATGAGCATTGTACCACATCATGCTATCATTGTCAATAGCCCGAGGAATTGTCTTGCCGCTCACGCCTCCTCGACTTCCCCGAACGCGGCTTTTTCATCCATGTACACGGCAAATCGTTTAGGTAGATAGTCTACGCCTCTCACAGCTTCCTGATAATAGTTAAAGGCTTCCTCCCTGTTGAGGGTAACAACATCCCCAGCAAGCCGCGCCAAAAAGTACAGTTGTTCACCCCTCATAAGAGTGGCCCAACCCAGTTCGGCGATTTTCTCCGCCTTCACTGTATCGTACACGTAACCATGGATCATCACGCGCATCGCTATTCCTCCCGCGCGTCGCATACCCAGCCCCAAAGCATGAGCGCGAACACGCCGCCAATCACCCCACCTAAGACACAGGCTAGAAATACCTCCCAGAACGCCACGCTATTCCTCCCTGGGATGCCGGGGCTCCTGCCTTCCGGAGGCTCCAAAGATGACCATATGCGCTTGGAGCGCCCGGCATCCCGCTACTCACGTACCACGCCGCAAGTCCGCAATACCGCACCGATCGCAGACGCGCATCGCATTGGGCCGCTGCTTCATCTGTCCAGCACAGATCGGGCAGCCCCGCCCAATGCCCTCCAGCCGCTGCTTCGCCAGAATGAGTACGTCACTGAGTTCTCGCAAGTGCGGTATCAGCCACTTGGCTTTCAGCGCCCCGTACTCGGCCGCCAGGATCTCGCCCGGCACAATGCGCAGGCCAGCTCCTTCCTCCACCAGTCCAGCCCCTAGGCAACGCATCGTATGCAGAACGTGTACTAGCGTGCGGTCGTCGACGCAGGCGCGCTCAGCCACCAGCAGGAGCACCTCCCACCGCTCGTGATCCTCTATCAGTTCTGGGCGCGGATCGTGGCCCATCGGGTTATCGCAGTAGGTGCTAAGCATCAGCCGCCCCCAATGGAGTGCAGTCCCCTAGAAGCGGCGTCCGCTCTACCCGCCGTAAGGGCTGGACTGGGCCCCAGCGATCTGAGAGCGTGAGCCAAAAGCGGATCGCCGTGCGATGCTCAGCCGCTTCGGGATCCAAAATAGTGAAGGCTGGCTGGCTCACCAAGTCATAGCCGTCCGGCTCCAGATATTGCCGGGCCACACAGATACCTTTCACTGCCTGATTTACCGCCAGCGCCCCGCACGCCACCATCTCGATCTCTTTGTACTGGCGCAATCCATGAGCGATCGCGCCAGCCAACTTGCGCGGGTTTGACGTGCCCGCGACCCGTAATACCGTGTTGCTTTCCATGTCGCCCTCCAGAGGGTGGTCGGCTGCCGCAATGCGCCGACGTTTTCGGATGATATGCCCCAATGCCACAATATCCCATCACCGACCGATCTCCTCGCAGATCATCCGCCATGTCTCTCCGGCACCAGAGTCTTCTAGTATCAGTGTGTACCCCTGCTCAGCCATGCTCTCGCGGATCCACTGTGTCCGCGCCTGGGCACCGCTCTCTCGCACCATCATGGCGAGAAACACTATCACACATGTCAAGACTACTATCTGCAAGATAGTACTCCCCACAGATTCCTCGCCACCGCCCTCTTTCTTGCTCATCTTTCCCCCCGCCAGGCTAGACATCCCCCAGCTTAGAACGGCATCGACTCCTGAGCCAGATCCGGGCCGACCGCCAGCGGTTCCGTGTCCAGTAGGGCCATGGCCTGCTCGAAAGTGATGGGCAGGTCGCTGATGGTCTGGCCTTCCGCCACGCCGAGCCGGCGCAGAAGCTCGGCCTTGGACAGCTTAAGTTTCTTACCCTTGTCCAGAAGCGCCTTCTGCTTGGCCTCATCCTTGGCCCAATGAGGCGCCTCGACCTGTTCCTCGATCTGCTCCTCAACGATCTCGCCGGTGGCCTCGTCCACCACTTCGGCGTCCACTACTTCGGTGTCCTCAAACTCCGCGGGCCCTTGGTCGGTTGACACGTCCTGCTCGACGCCCGACTTGAGCATAGGTAGGCTCAACTTCGTGATCTGCTGCAATCCCCGCACCCACTTGGCCGCTGGCTCGAGCGTCACCAGCCAGTGCTTTCGTCGTGCCCGCTTGCCGTCAGTCCCCGGCGTCGAGATCTCCCGTTCAACCCTCCGCAGTACCATCGGGATCCCGCGCAGGTCCACCGAACGTCCGCCATGCATCTGCGACTCGGCAATGGCGTTGAGGCTGTCGTAGATACTGGTAACATCATGGATGCTCCCAGTCCCAAGCGTCACGTAACCGACGTAGCCGGCAGCCCATAGCTCCGGGACGATCACCGTGAGGCGCCCGATCACTTTACACTCCCGCTGCGCCTTGTCGGCATAGGGGCAGGCCTTCTTGTGCGTAGCGTCAGCCAGCACGTAGGCGCCATTCTCCAGCCAGACGGTGCAGTCAGCGCCGTTGCAGCGGTGCTGGAGCCCCCCGGCTTTCCACTCCTCACGCCAGGTGGCAAAGTTCTCGTCGAGGCCAGGATAGGGCAGGTAGATAGTGAGGATAGACGGTTCCTTGCCGTGGGCTGTCTCGAAGGCGGTCTGTACGTCGGGCAGGTCGCTCGTGAATCGGAAGTAGCGCAGCTCGCGCCCCGGCCCTTTTTTGTTCGGGTCCATGGGCGCCCCTTTGCGAAGGCGGCCAAGGCTGGGGAACTGCGCGATGCGATCCGTGTCTTGAGTCAGTCCGAGAATCGGGCTCATGCTATGCCTCCTGTTATGCTAGCGTCAGTGATACACGCCGCTCATAGAGCCTCATCTTGTACCGGTACTACCTCCTTTTCACGCGGATTCGCCACCGGCACGCCAAGATAGAACTCGCGGACCTCGGCTTTGCCCTTGTTGGCCAATGGCAGACACTGTGCCTTCACGTTCTCCTTGGCCATGTCCCAGAGTCCGTGCATGGCCACGTCCAGGTCATCCTCCACGTCCAGATCGGCCCACATGGAGCATTCGACTGTGGCAGAATTGTATTCCCCGAGATTCAGCTTCCGCCCGTAAGTTACTGAAACCGTCTTGATCCTCATGTCGCCTCCTTGTCGCTACCGCTTGAGCCCTAGTATAACATATGCTTATGGCATTGTCAAGGTGTCACAGGCCGCACACACACGGCCGGTAGGCCAGCAGCGCGTCCCAGTCGGAGTCGTCCAGCAGGCTGCCCTGATGCTCGTACCGATACTGGCGGTCACGCAGCGTGATCTTGCCCGCCGGGTCCAGCGTCGTGAATATCCCGCGCCTGGCCGTCGCCGCCTCTTCCAGCCTGGCCGCCCGATCGAATAGATCGGGATGCAAGCGCCACAACTCCCGCCACTGGTTGTCGCGCTGGAATGGGCAGATGTAGCAGCCGCTCTTCTGCGGCACGTCCAGCCCCTCAGCGACGATAATGTCGATGCATCCCTGACGCGTGATATTCCTGTCCACCAAGGGCCGGCTCCTGAGCGGTTGCCGGTGGGACTCGTCCGCCGCGATACCAAGGAACTGCGTCTCAATGCCGTTAGCCTGCGCATATCGGGCCATCGGATCGGCCTTATATGTCCGGGTGCACCAACGGATGCCGGCCAGAGGCACGTAGGCATACCATTCGGCGTACTCTATGAGGCTCAGCTCCCTGGCCCGTTTTCCCGGCCGCCACTCCCCGCCCAGCGTCGTCACACTCAGCCCCCGCGGCGCCAGCCAGCCGCCCTCGAAATAGCTCAGGTAGCAGTACGTCTCCGGCCACTCGCAGCCCGTGTCGGCAAACACGATTGGCCCGCGCCAGCCTTCGTTGACCAGCAGGATCGCGAGGGCCACGCTGTTCACGCCCGCGCCGAAGGACAGCAGCTCACTCACTGGTCCTCCGTTCCCTCGTTCGCCACCGTGTCGGTCCCATAGCCCCCAAAGTAGTCCTCGAAGTCACCCGCCCGCAGCATGATAATGTCCCGACGATGCCGCCAGCCAATACCGTGACATCGCACGGTGGGCAGTTTGCCCGGCGTAGCATTCGTCTCCGCCTGCGCCATTGCATCTATCATCCAGCCGGGAAACGTACGCCGCGTCTTGACCTCGACTGACAGCCAATCGTTCTCCACGTCCGGCGTCGCTTCCCCCTGGCCGCCCTTGCTGGTGCGCGTTCCACCGATGCGCTCCGCGATCTTCCGCTCCACGTTTTTCCACGTCTTATTGGGCATGTATCCTCCCGTTCATCACCCGCGCGACGACCTCGCCTAGCCTCGCCAGAATACCGTCCTTCTGCTCTGCCCACTCCCCGTTCATGCACCGCTCCGCGTCGCTGGCCAGTGCCAATAGCGCGTATCCCGCCGTGCGAAACGCCCTGGCCGCCTCCAGGTGCTCACGAACTCCCATTGTCGCGGATCCCCCGCAGAATGCGGTCCGCCGCCTGCTGCGCCTCCTGGCGTTTCATCCACCGCCCCATCAGGAACGCCACAAAGACCATGCCGATCAATGCCCCAATGCCGCCGCCGACTATCCCGAGTAACAATGCCCAGCCTGGTGAGATCACAGTCCCCCCTCCATTCTGTCGTCCGCATCACTGGCGATGCGCAGCACACAATAGACTACCAGCAGCAGAATCAGGCCCACCAGAATCAGCGCGAATCCCCACCATGGCATATCTCTCCCCCAACTTCCTGCGCAGATCCTCCGCCATCACCATCGCAATATCCTCCGGACGATGCCACGTGTGCTCATACGTCCAAAGTTTACGCATTGCCACAGTCCCATGAGGACCATGGGTCATAGCGCCAACCTCAATCAGAGCCTTATCTGGGACCACGTGGCCAGTCCAGAGAATGTCTGGACAAAGCTGCTCTGCCATACCAAGAAACTGATCCAGACATGCCCAGTAGTCCTTCGGGCGGTCTGGCGGATGATATTCTAAGCACTCGTCTAGAAACCGCCCTACCGCAACAAAGGCGAGAAGCAACGTAGCAATAAATATCGTCATCGCCAGAATCATCCCATCACCTCCTGCACCTGGCGCCACAACTCCTCCGGCACGCGCACGTCGCGCCAGCCGTCCAGGCCGACCACCTCCGTGGAGGTGCACGCAGTGAAGCGGCGCATCAGCAGCACCAGCTCGTAGTACGAGGGCGCTATCACCTGCCCCAGGTCGAGAGTCGGTGCCGTCGTGCTAGTCTGGCTCATCGTCCCTCCTCCACCGCCTCGTACCACCGCCTGATCGTATCCAGTGCGCCGCGTATCATGACGTCATCCGCTCGCAGCGCGTCATTCTCTACTCGCAACCAAGCCAGCTCGGCCATGGCCGCGTCGTGCTCGGCGGTCACGTCGCGCTCCTCACAAGTGACCCAGCCGCGTTGATGGCAACGCCAGCACGGCATAAAGCGATGGCCCCTGGCGTCCATCGTATTGCCGTTGCCGTCGCATGTCGGGCAGGTGTCGGTCAGGCGCTCTACAATCTTTCTTTGCATGTCAGCCTTCCTCCACCTGCGCGGCCTCCAGCGCCTCGATCAAACCCAGTACATCGTTCTTCGATAGACTACCGTCTCGATGCATCGCCCATGCCAACTCACTCAGGCCCAACTCCTTGACTTCGGGCAGGTCCCGGAGCATGTAGTTGGCTAAGTGCGGGTCCCTGTCGAGCTGCCTACGGGCACTTTCAATGACTTTCTTGGTCCTTTCCGATAGCATCTTTCACCCTTCCCCTACTGGTGTACCCCACAGCCGATCGTTGGAACCTCGCACCACCGCATTGTCGGCCCGCAGGCGCTCGTTCTCCTGATGGTCTCCTAGCCGCTCTGCATAGCCACAGGCAAGCCGGGCGTTATCGGTACGCAGCCGCTCGTTCTCCGCCATTAGCTGCCCACTGTGGGCCATCACCGCCGCGCATTCTTGCTGTACCTCGGCCACCTGCTTTCTCAACTCATCCACCGCCGTCAGCACCTCGGCCCTGGACGCCAGCCGCCGCTCGATCTCGGCCAGTACGCCCACTGGCTTCTCAGCCAGGCGCCGCCGCAGCTCGACCACTTCATCCGTGAGTTGCCTCACCTCCTCGCACCGGCACGTATCCTGGACCTTGCCCGGCCGCACGATCTGGTACGGCGCGCCGCACTCGGGGCACTCGCCAGGGTCGCCCTCGTCGTCGATGTCGGCCGCCTCCCGCTCTGGCGCCAGCGAGCCGACAATCGTAAGAACGGGCGCCTCGTGATGACCGTGCTCCATAACCCCCTCGATCGAGTCCATCCGCTCGAACAGGTGGTCCAACTTGGCATCCACCTCCTCCGCCAACTCATTGAAACGCCTCGCCACCTCATAAGCATTCCGCATATCCTGCCCATCTAGTCGCCTCATCTCTCCCCTCCCTTTTCTGGCAATCGCGGCGGGAAACATTGCCCGCTGGGCCGCTGTAAGCCGGCCGTACTTCTCAGTCGGTAACACCGACTAGGGAAAAGCTGTCGCCTAAAGGCGACAGTTGTTTACCTCTCCCCCTGCCACGCATACACATCGGATATCTCGCAATAGTCGCGTACGATCTCCACCGGCGGGCGATCCCATCTCACTACCTGATAGTGCGCTTCCTCCACGCACTCCTGGCAAACCCGCCTGCCGTTCGCCAATACGGCAATCCCGTACGGAGTGTGCTCCCGGAGTAGGACTTTGCACCTGGCGCAGGCCTCGCCACCTGCCCGCAGAATCTCAACAATGGCGTCCGCTCGCAACCCCAGGCGAATGCTCAACTTCTCCACCGACGTACCCGCGCGGTAGGCCTCCAGTATGCCATTATAACTGGTGCACTTTGGTCGATCTGGCCCGTTCTTTTCCGGGCCGCGCGCCTTCATCGGCAGGTCGAGCGTGTGCGCCTTCAGCCGCAGAGACTCCCGGTTCAAGCCGTACTGAGTCGCCGCCTGAGCCAGCGTGCGAAAAGACTCGGCCATGTACCAGGCGTGCGCCTCGCGGGCAGCTTCCTCAGATATCGCGCGCCGTACCATCCATCCTCCTCATCGCTTGGTACCCAGCGAGAAGGCCCAACCACTCGCCAAACGGCACCCCTGCCGTGTAGATCAGGTTCGCCCAATAGCGCATGTACTGGCGCAACAGATCGTCAGTCCAATCAGGTCCGACATAGGCATCGCGTACCATCACGTCTAGCGGGTTATACCGCATCGGGTTCGGCTTGACGCCGAGGTTCCATACCGTGCGCAATCGGAACCATGCATCATCCGGCGTATCTTTGTAGCCGATCAGCACATAGACTCGTATCTGTTTTTTCGGGATGTGAGCACGCCGCAACTTCTCATACCCCGCCATGAACGCATTGCCCGTGTCGATGTGGTCCCAGGCCAACCGTACCGTGCAGTCCAGTTCCGCCAACCGCTCGGCGTGATGTTTGGTCAACAGCCGCGCGTCGAGGCCCTGGTTGAAGTCGATGGCCTCGAGCGGCTTGAGCCGGTCAATCACGGTATCAAAGTGCTTCTGTGAGCACGCCAGCAGGTTGTTGTCACAAACGATCGGGCGCGGTTCCCAATCGGCCAGTTCGCGCAGGTCGCCCTCAATCTTAGGCACGGCGCAGAATGGGCATCGCCGAATACATCCCCGACTGGTAAACGTCGCCCGCGGATTGTGGTGCGGTAGGGCATCCACCTCGCCACCGAGTTCGGCCACGTCGGCCATCATTTCGGGCATGAGCGAGACAGCTGGCCCGCCAGCACGGACGCGATAGCCACTCTCGCGCAGCCAGACGGCGCGCTGATGGGCGTTTTGGAGCTCCCATGTGAACGGCACCGACAGATACGCCGTATCACCCTCAACCCACTCGGCAAGGCCGCCACGCCAATCGCTCACGGCCGCCTCCTTCACCAATTGTTCAATCTGTTTGCGCCGTACCATCCGCGTCCTCCGTCTTGCGGAATCGCTGTGCAAGCTGTTTCAACCAGCACCGATGTTCCTCGCGCTCCTGGGCTTCTTCAATCGCCGCTTCAATCTCGGCCCTGCCAGTCAGCTCGTCCAGCCAGCGGTCGAACCCCTCTTCCGTGCGATCATACGGCGCCCCAGCTGCCAGGTATTCCTCCCAATACCTCGCGTGCATTGCATGCAGTGCTTTGTCAAAGGCCTCGAATGCAGGCAGCAGTATCTCCATAAAGGACCGCATTGATTGTGTCGCCGATTCCAGCATCGCCTTCCGCTGCTGCAGGAATCTCTCTAGCGCCTCATCTACGTCGGGCTTGTACTCGGTCATCTGTTCCTCCTGCATCATAGATGCGATATCGGCTTAGCAAAACCCGACCGTCGTCCTTCGCTGTAGGCACGTTTGAGCCCTTCACTAATGCGCCTCCGCGTTTCATCGGACTGATGACGACGCCTGTTTGCTTCTGCCACTGCGAAACGAGTTTTGTTTCCAACTGAGTGCCCTATCTGCGCAGCACTGATATTCCGTCGCCCCTCCTCTGAAACCTTGTATCCCAAGGCAGACCCCGCATTCGGATGGCGGTTGTATTCTGGCCGCAATGTGTCAAGATAAAACTGCTCACGCATAATCAAGTCCGCTGTCTCTTCCAAAATCTCGAATAGCAGTGCATCCAATCCGTATTCATCATGTGCACGTTGCAATGGCTTGTTATCATGCCGTCCATAAATAAGCATCCAGCGATGAATAGCCCATCGTTTCTTCAGATGAATCGTGCTGCCAACATACCGCCCGCCCGTTACTATGTTACGGATTTGATATACCCCGCTCCGCACCCTCTTATCTCTCATGGTAGATACTCCTGGCAAAGTCGCGCAACGGACCAATGCGCACCATAGCCGTTCGCCAGGCCATACGCGAGCAGATAGAGGTTTACCGCCGGATCGTAGAGCCGCGTGCCCGCGTCCCACTCCTCGCCCCACCCCAGCTGGCCCGCCCACCAAGCAGCGGTGCTCGACTTGATCTGACTCAACCCAATCTCGCCTGCGGCACCCAGGGCATCGACCTGCCAGTTAGATTCGCGCTGAACGATGCAGGCGGCATAGTCGTACTCCGCGCTCAGGCCGTGCATCGCCAGGGCCACGGCCAGCAAAACCTCCAGCATGGTCGTCATGCCTCTCCTCCGGCCTCACGCAACAATATCGCCACAGATTCCAGCACATCCACCGGCACGAGTTCCAGCCGCGCATATCGGATAGTTCTCTCCGCATCGCGCCGCCGCTGCCTCTCGACGTATGCCGCAATGGCTATCTCGGCCTTGTGGCGTGACTCCTCCGTTACATCCTCGATTCGCAGAAAGTCCGGCCACCAGACGCGCGCATTATGTGCGACACTGCGCCCCGTTTTGCGCTGCCAGCGCTGCCCCTTGGCCACGATCACGGTTTTGGTCGCGTGCTCCACTGGCACGAACTCCGGTGGCTCGAACTCGCTGGCTGGCCAGTAGATCACGGTATCGCCCTTTTGCACGTTCTCCAGGTCGCTCACCTTGCCTCCCTTGTCAACGCTTAGTCCGCTACATCTATCACCGATAGGTTCTGCCACTACAGATCATTACCCAAAACAGCGGCTCGGCTTCTCTCTTGGACAGCTTATCGCCATCAGCCACAACCGCCTCATCAGACCAATCACTTGGACCTCGGTAGGCCGCCCAATCGTTATTGTGGCCAGCAATAGCCACGGTCTTGCTGGAAAACATAGTATCAGCACTAATGTCGAACAATATCCTAAAGCTCATTTTCTCTTCACCCTTATCATAGTCCGCTGCACGACATCATCGATGCTATACCGTGGTGGCCATCGCCGTTCGCATTCGGTCAGCGCGTCTCGTATCCGCTGCCACTGTGCCGCGTCCAGTCGCACGTCCACCTGCCCCTGTCGCCCGACTACCACCGTCACCTCGGCGCCAGGCCCCAACACCTCGCAGACGCTCCGCCGTAGGATCTCGCCATCCATGATTGACACCTCTGTGGTCATCGTGTCGAGTTCATGACACGGATCATCTCGTTCATGTATGGTTTCGCGGCCTCTTTACTTATTAACTCATTCCATGGAATGGCAGTCTCCAGAAGCGCCCGCCGCATGGCCTGCAAAGTGCGCTTCTTGCCACTGGTCATGGCCAGCCCACAGGCAACTACAGTCAGCGTGTGCAAACCCGCTACCCCAGTGGTAGCCTCGTGAATCGCCAGCCCGCCCTTCACCGATGCCGACACCTCCACATCCACGTACTCGCGGGACGATGGCCTCCACGACGCTATGATGATCTTCTCTTCTTTCACGTCCCAGCCTCCACCTGCGCACCCCGTCTGTGCGCTAGTCGCCGTTGTGTCTTCGTCAGCATCCCTCTCCATCGGTGCGCTGGGCAGTAGCAGTGCTCACCGGTAGCTCGCCAGCCAGCACTTTGGAACGTGGGCCAACTGCCTGGGCCACTCTTCCTGTTACATACCTCACATTGTAACCAGCATGTCATTCCGATACCTCCAAGGCTTTCTTCCTCAGGGTATCTCCCAGATCGGCCTTCAGCGGCGTCCCCTCTGGCCAGCCGAACAACCTTGCTTTGACGCCCGCCTCAAGCAACCGGTTCACCAGCCTATTGCCGTTGGCCGGCGGCTCGCTCCCATGATCCTCGCCCCACGACCGCGCGATCATTCCGGCGCATCCTGGCGTCACGTTCCCGGGCGCGTCGTTGTCGTAGGCCACGATCACGCCGAGCGCACCGCAATCTCGCACCAGCGTAGTCCACCCATCCCGCCACATGCTCACGCCGAGGGTGGCTACCGCGCTTGCCTTGCTCACCTGATTCTCGATCAGGATCGCGTCCACCGGATTCTCGACGATCCATAGCCACGTGCCCTGCGCTCGCCACTTGCCAGACGCATCGCCCACGTCGTCCGGCTGTGGAGCCCCTGGAGTCAGGAGGCGTGCCCCGTTGTAGAGGACCGAGCGCGTGCCCAATGCGCTCAACCACTTGCCGCAGTCGCAGTCTATCGCTCGGCTGCGGATGCCCACCAGTGTCCCGCCCACTCGCAGCGGCAGAATGAGACGCCGATGGCGGCACTTGCTCGTGCCAGTCAACATGGCACCGACCGTCCAACCGCGCTCCTGCCGTACCGCATCCGACAACGTGGGCGCGTAGGCTTCCCAGTCGTAACGACCGGCCCGGTCATACTCCCCTAGTAAGCGCTCCCAGCCATCCACGTCGAATATGCGCGCACGCTTTGGCGGCACTGTTCTCTGCGGCTTAGGCATGTACTTGTCGGGCATACCGCCGAGCACTTGTCGTGCCAGGCCGCGCAAACCCCATCCCTGCCCACATACCATGCATTTCCCGCCGCGCAGCGAGAACGAGAAGTGCGTCTGGCCGCGTTTGGCTTCCTTACTACAGGCGGGACAGGTGCAGTGCGCCTCACCATCGCTGGCCACCTGAGCACCGAGCGCATCCACTAGTTGCCAGTAGATCTGCTCATCCGTCAGACTATGAGTGTCCATATGTTCGCCTCACATAATCCCAGTCCCGCGAATCGGTGTGGTACAACACGATCCGTGACTCGCGATACGGGCCGATCCCGTGCAATGTCTGTAGCGTACCAGCACGGATATGCGCCAGAACATCCGATGCTTTATGGACGCCCGCCTTGGCCAGCCAGATATCTACCCGGCAGGGAATGATCCCAGGATAAATCAGATGCAGTCCAACCGCTCGCGGATCGTCTGCCATGTCGCTTGCTCCTGTTCGTGTCGCACACCCTCAACCGCCCGCCTGCACAACGCCTGGCTGATCAACTGCGCTGCCTGTCCTTTGGTGCAGCCGTCCGGCACGTCGATCCCCAGCCTCCGCATATACAGAATCTGCGGGCTGCTCACGTTGCTCGACCGCCATGCCGTGCGGCGAGCGGCCAATATCGGCTCCGCCGCGTGACTGGCGATCTCCTCCGCCGCGCCCATCGCCTCGTCACAGGTAGGATACACCCCTACCGCCTGTCCTTGCCAGTAGCGATCCTCTTTACGCACCACGTACAACCGATAGGCGCTCACCAGATCGTATAGTGCGCGTTCCCGCTCGGTCCAGGTCTCGCGCACTTCCTCCGCGCGCGCCATGCGCACCA